CGGCAATCGCGGGCGTCGGCGGGGCGGTAGGTGCGGTCGTCATGTCTTAAAACTCCAATTGTTGGTTAATATCGAGGGGTAGATTAGAAGCGACTGACGCACGTGTCAAGTATGCCGCAGCTTTATTCACGCCGGCTAAGTTGTCGCCGAGGGCGCCAATTGCTGTATTGCAAGGCCAACAAATCCAACCGCGAAAAATGCCGGTTACATGGTCGTGGTCCGCGTTGAGGCGCCGGCCGTCCGTTGGCACTTTATCGCAGCACTCGCACGCGGTCGGTATTGGGCGCAACGGTACGACACCGCGGATTCGCCAAGTCGCCTTGCGGCACTGTTGGCGCACCCGCTCGGCTTTCTCGTGAATCTTACTTGGTAAAAAGCCGAGCGACTTTGTTGGAATCAGGGACAAGTTTAAATGCTCCTTTAGGCCGATCGCTATATTGGGTCACGAGCGCATCACTAAGTATTTTCCGTTGCTTCGCTTGCGTCGGCGTTATGGGCTTCGGCGGCGACATCACGGTTTTGCCGTTGAGTTGTGCCGTGAACTCCACAACCTCAATCGGCATTGTCCACGTGAGGCGCCCAACGGTTTGTTCCATGCCGAAATAGGGGACGCGTTTACCGCTGCGTATCATTCCCTCGGCGAGTGCTGCTAAGCCGGTTTCGCGCGCCTCAAGTCGCTTAATGAATTCTTGCACAACCTTAAGTTCGCGGCCCACATCCTCGGGCGTCGATACCATCGGGTCGGCGCGGCCGGCGAAGTCGATACCGTTGCCGACTGTCTTGGCGTAGGTTTTGCACGTCGCGCGGGCCGGGCAATAGGTGCAATGCGTGCCGCTGATTATGCGCGGGTTCGGCCCCTCGGCCTCGCGTACTGCGGCCTGCATGCGTTCGAGATAGGGCCAAATCTCGGGCAGGGAAATTGTCCAAGTGCGTATGGGCTTCGCGCCATAGTACCGCGGTTGAACAATCGTCATTTCCAAACGGTACTCGGGGTCGCCGTAAATTTCCCATTCATCAATGAGCCCGACGAGGTACGCGAGCAATTGCCAGCACTCGAACTCGTCCACAAAACCGTGCCCGAATTTGTAGTCCGCGACGCGCGCGATTTTGGCGATTCGGTTTATCTGCCTCGCATCGGGCGTGCCCCAACACTTGGTCATGTGGATACGTTGGATTTGCACGGGCGTCTCGATATGCGCCGGGTAGCCTTCTAGGGCCTCACACCACAGCGCCGCGCCGTCTAACATTTCCTCGGTTGTCTCAACGCCGTTTTGACACGGCTGTCCGATTTCGCGGTTGAACTTTTCGCCGAGCGTGGCCGCCATGGCTGCGACCCAATGGCCGGCCTCGCCCTCGCGTGTGGCCTCTGTCTCCGCCTCGGGCGGCAGCAAGGATGCTTGCTTTTTCCAGCCCGGGCAGGCGACGGTTAGATACATCGAACTCGGCGCAAAGTCGGCATGTAGTTCGGTCACTGGCGTTTCGTCCTTTGCCCCTCAAGTGTGGGCGCATACTCAATATTCAAGGAAACAACATAACCCCTATGGGCGCCGTCGATTGGGTCAACCCAACGGTACGTGTTGCCAAACACGTGTTCCGCCGCAACCCCTCGCCTGAAATGTAGGCGAGGGGCCGGGTTGGAAGTCACGAGCTTAAGCACTTGTCGATAGCTGCGTTGACGCTCGCAATCAAAGGTGCGTTGTTTATCAATGCCGCCATTTCCTCGGGCTTGAGGCCGACGCCCAACAGCGCCGCGTTGACTTGGTCGGTTGACAGCTTACCCGCAGCACTCGCGGCTTGGATTTTCTGCATGAGCCCTCGGAAGTCAATCACTCCCGATTGCACGGCCGCAGCCGGGACAGCAACGCCAGCCGTAGGGGGCGGCGGGGGCGGAGGAGGCGGCGCAGTAGCCGCAGCCGGCGGGGCGCTCGTCGTCGGGGCTGGCGCGTTTCCCGGTTTGTTTTGTGCCTCGCACGCTGTCACCAAATCTTGCGACACGCCGCGTTTGTTTTTCCATTCGCCGCCGATTTTCTTGGCGCGGTTCGTGGCATGTATGCGGCTGTCCCAAGGCATGCCGCGCGAATCATACTCAACGGCAACGGCAGGACCGGGCGGCACGGGAGTCGGGGGCGGCGGCGGCGCCGTATTCCCGGGAACATCAACGGATGTAGTCAACGAGGATACGGCCCCCTCGTCGTCAAATGTAACCTCGGGGTCGCTGTCGCCGACAACTTCGGCCATCGTGACCGGCGGCGGGGGCGGAGGAGGCGGCGCAACGGCGGCAGCCTCGACGGGGGCCGGCGCTTCGTAAGTGTCGTCGAGATTCGGCAGCACAATAGCGACTCGGGCGACAGCGTCAGATAGACCGGCTGTTGTGTCCTCAATGTCTCGGCCGATTTGCTCGCGTCGGTCGGCGCGGGCCGCGGGGCCGGCGGCGAAGTTATCGACGAGGTACTTGCCGAACTTGTACAATTGGTCGTGGTCGTCGTTGACCGTATCAATCATTATTTGCACGTGGATAAACTCCGTTTGGTGTTGACGTGGGCCGCAATATAAGGCAGCCTGACACGCCTGTCAACTTGTGAGACGAAATGCTAAGAGACTTTCAGCAAGAGCTAAAGGCCCGAACATACGAAGCATGGGCACGAGGCGCCCGTAACGTGATGGTCGTAACCGCTACAGGCGGCGGCAAAACGGTTTTATTCTGCAACATCATTGCCGAGCTTGAACGCCCAACCGTTTCAATCAGCCATAGACAAGAGCTAGTCGGCCAAGCCGCGCTCGCCCTCAATCGCGAACAGGTGCCGCATGGAATCATTGCCCCCCAAGCTATCCAACGTCAGATTATTACCCTTGAACAAGAGATGCACGGCCGCAGCTTCTACAGCCCTCGCGCAGCCGTACGCGTTGCCGGTGTCGATACTCTCATTGGGCACGACCCGGCCGACCCGTGGTTACGGCAAGTCGAATTGGTTGTACAAGACGAGGGCCACCACGTCGCCAACGACAATAAATGGATGCGCGCCCAAGCGATGTTTCCCGCAGCGCGCGGGCTCCTCGTCACTGCCCACGCCATACGAGCCGACGGCCGCGGATTGGGCCGGCCACCAACGGGCGATGGTCTCGTTGACGAACTTATTGTTGGGCCGTGCGGCCGAAACTTAATTGACCGCGGGTTCCTGTGCGATTATCGATTGATCGCGCCCCCCTCTGGCATCCATGTCGAGGATATCGAAATCAGCGAGACGACCGGCGAGTACAACTACAAGAAAGTACGCGCCCGGGTGCATGCGTCCAAAACCATTGTCGGCGATGTGGTCGAGCATTACATCAAGTTTGCCCGCGGCAAGCTCGGTATTACGTTCGCGGTCGATATCGAGGCCGCCACGGAAATCGCGGCGAAGTATCGCAGCGAAGGAATAAACGCGGAAATCATAACGGCCAAGACGCCGCTTGCAATCCGCGGTCAATTGATGCGTCAGTTTCGGCGCCGGCAAATCCTGCAACTCGTTTCGGTCGATGTACTCGGCGAGGGTGTGGACGTACCCGCCGTCGAGGTTGTGAGCATGGCGCGGCCGACGGCGTCGTTTCAGTTGTACGGCCAACAGTTCGGCCGCGCGCTGCGCCTCATGCTGACAGACGAACAAAACGCAACATGGAACGCTCGTAGCGACGCGCAGCGGCTAGCTGAGATTGCCACGAGTATCAAGCCCAAGGCCCTTATAATCGACCACGTCGAGAATTATGTGCGCCACGGGCTGCCCGATGTCGAGCGCTCGTATTCGCTCGCACGCGCCGAGCGCCGATCCCGCAAAAAGAAAAACGACGAGATACCCTTGCGTTACTGCGTCAATCCCGAATGCCTCGAACCGTATGAAATAACGCTGTCAGTTTGTCCGAACTGCGGAACGCCTCGGCCGCCGCCTGCAAAGCGCGGCAGCCCCGAGGAGGTAGACGGTAACTGTTTTGAACTCGACCCCGCGGTATTGCATGCCATGCGCGTCGAGCAAGCGAAGGTTGACGGGCCGGCGCGCGTGCCAGTCGGAGCGGCTGACGTGGTTGTCAAGTCGATACACAAGAACCACGCGCGCCGGCAGGATGCGCAACGCGAATTGCGCGAGGCAATGGGCCTGTGGGCCGGATGGCAGCACCACACGCTAGGACGCGATCCGGCCGAAGTGCAACGCCGATTTTTCTACAAGTTCGGGCGGGATGTCATGAGCGCGCAAGTTCTCGGCGCCGACGACGCTTGGCTGTTGCGGGCGGAAATCGCGCGCGACTTAGACGCCAACAACATCGTGGCGGCCACGTGAATCGAATCTATGTCAACATGGAACAGCGTCTAATCGTCAACTCGGTACTCGACTTAATAACCGGCTGTTGGGTTTGGATTGCCGCCCGAGATAAAAGGGCCTCGACGCCATACGGCAAAATCAGCGTGCGCGTCCCGGGCCGCGATCGGCCGATTATGCGCCAAGCGCATCTCGTCAGTTACGAAACGTTCATTGGCCCCATACCCGAGGGCCACGAGATAGACCACACTTGCAGGTATGGGTTTTGCATTTGCCCGGATCATTTAGAGGCTGTGTTGCCGCTCGTCAATAAGGATCGGCGAATATTTAAACACACGGCCAAAACAACCACGTACAGAGGAACAAGCGCCCATGCCCAAATTTAAAGTTTTCGCCTTTTGGTTCGCCGCCGAGTTTGTGCTGTACGGGCTCTTGGTCGCCAACGGCCGCGCCTATGTGCAAGCGAACTACGGGGCAACGCTCGTCACTGACATGACGATATCAGCCTTTAATTTCTGGTTTGCCGTCAAGTTCATTGAGGGCAAGGATAACCGCACATGGCCCGCGCTCGCCGGCTGCGTCCTTGGCGGCGGCGCGGGTTCCCTATGCTCTATCGCGCTCACGAAATGGCTGTACGGCGCATGAGCGCCAGCGAAAGCAATGTATCGAGCCGCACGCGATTGGCCGCCGTGGCGAAGCACTGGCGCCTATGGCGCAACAATCGCGGCGCCGGCAAGCTCAAAAACGGAAACTTTGTACGGTGGGGCCTCGCGAACGATTCAAAGAAACTCGGCAACAAGCTCAAGTCCGCGGACTTGATCGGCTGGCGCCCCGTGATTATAACCCCGGACATGGTCGGCAAAGTTATCGCGCAATTCGTTTCTGTCGAGACCAAGGCCGAGGATTGGACGCCGCCGCCGCTCGATACCAAAGACGCCGACGCGGCTGCCCAATATCTTTGGGCCGACCTAGTCAACCGTGAGGGCGGCTACGCAGTATTTATCAACGATCCGACGAAGCTATAGATTGACACGCGTGGCAGAAACTAACCATACTGTCGCGCCACACTTAGGAGTATTTTACCTTGGATAAACAAACCATTCTGTCGGCGGCCGTCACGCTCGCCAAGTCCCGCGGGTATCGCGGCGTTCTCAAGCGTCACCTGTCGGGCGTGCTTGGTATCGGTATGGGTACCGTCAACTATCATTTCGGAACCATGGACGCGCTGCGCGCCGAAATCGTACGCGAGGCAATCCGCTCGGACGACCGGCAAATTGTGTTGCAGGCCGTGGCACTGCGCGACCCGATCGTATGGCGCAAGAACCTCGCGCCGAGCTTGCGGGAAAAACTCGACGCCATGGGCATAAGTCTTACAGCGTGAACCCGTTCGCGGCTTGGGTATCCGCCAAGCCTATGTTTATCGTTTGGCGCGGCTCGGATAAGTCGCCCATTGACCCGTTGCACCCGGCGCCCGAGTCGGACTTTGCACGGTCGGACGCGCAAAAGCCGGCGACATGGCTGTCCTACGATGTCGCTGCGGAATACGCGCGCGCGCTCGGGGCCGGCTACGGCGTCGGTATCGTCATACACGAGGGTTGCGGCTTGCTGTGCGTCGATATCGACGGCTGCCTAGTTGATGGCAAGCTAACTGCCCTCGCCCGCGGTATGATCCGAGACACGTTTGCGATGTTCCCTGATTTGTACGTCGAAATCAGCATGAGCGGCCGAGGCGTGCATATAATCGGGCCATACACGGGGGCGCCGCCGCCGCACTCGACCAAGAACCACGAACACCATATGGAACTGTATACATCGAAACGCTACATCGCATTGACCGGCAATTTGATACGGGCGAGCGATGAAAGACTTAACTGACTTTCTTTGGTCGCTCGCGTGGTCACACTTCCGGCCCTCGACGATTGAGGGCGCCGACGGCTCGCAGGAATGGACGACAGAATACGACCCGGCTTGCACGGTCACGGGTACCGATGACGAGCGCATTGCGTTCTTGCTCAAAACGAAATCGATGGCCGCGAAGTTCAGCCCCAAGAAAATAACTTTTGAGGATTTATGGAATGTCAACACAGACAAGCTCGCCGCCGAATGGCCGGCAAACACGGATGCGAAATCGGGGCTACCCTATGACGGCTCAAGCGTTGACCAAGCCTTTTTTAATCATCTCGCTTTTGGTTTCGGGAACAATTGCGACGCTATGGAACGAATCGCTGCCCGTGGCGACTGCCTCTTACATCGTACAAAATGGGACGAGCGCCCGGACTATCGACGCGCAACAATCCTCAAAGCCGTTGCCATCCCGAAACAATGGAAACGGCGAAACGCAGCGGTTGCCGAGCGCGCCGCCCCTCTGCCGCCGCGACCCGTTGCCGCGGTTCCGGTATCGTTCCAAGCATCACAACTCGTCCCGGCGACGGTCGGCGAACGTGTAGAACGACCCGACGGAACGCCGACGCCGCCCGCTGCGATGCCCGAGGAAACCGCGGAGACAATGCGGTTTATCGGCGCCTCGCACATGCCCGAGATATTCGAGGGCTACACGTACGTCAATGACATGCATCGCATAGTGGGCGCCGACGGGTTCATAATGGACAAAGCGAAGTTCGACGCGCATCCACGGTTTGCAAAACGTATCTACATCATGACCCACGCGCTCGATAAGTCGAGCGAATCCGCGTGGGATGCGTTCATACAGTCGGAAGTCTCGACGGGGCGCAAGGTACGCGGCGCCATGTTCGACCCCCGCGAGGAGGCCGGCGCCGTGCTCGAACGTGAGGGCGTCGAGTACATCAACACGTGGCGCCCTGTGAATATCGAGATGGTACAAGGCGACGTACAGCCGTTCCTGACACACTTGTCAACTCTGTTTGAAGATTGGCGCCTACTGTTGAACTATCTTAAATTCATGATGCAATGTAAGGGTGAAAAGGCTATGTGGTGGCCGTTCTTACAGGGCGTGCCCGGTAACGGCAAATCGTTTATTTCGGACACTATGGAATACTGCATTGGTCACACCTACACGCAACGGCCGACGCCCAAGAACATAGACAGCAATTTCAACTCGACGCTGTACGGCTGTCTTTTCCTGGCAATCGAGGACATCAAACTAGCCGACGAATACGGCGCGTTTTGGGAAACCCTTAAGCCGATGGTCACGCAACTGCGGCTCGAAATCGAGTACAAAGGCGTCGATAAATTGGCCCGTGAGGTTTGTTTCAATGCCATCATGAACTCGAACCACAAGAACGGTATACGCAAAGAGCCCGACGACCGGCGCATTGCCCCATTCTTTGCCAAGCAGCAACGCAAGTCGGATTTGGAACGCGACGGGCTCAACGAGGAGTATTTCAACAAACTGTGGGCGTGGGCCGAGGGCGGCGGGTGGGCTCACGTGGCGCACTACCTCGCAACCGATCCGATAGACCCGGGATTCTCCGCCAAGAAATGCCCCGTTACATCCTGCACTGCCGAGCACATACGGGTAAGCCGTTCGCCGGCCGAGCAAGAGATACTAGAGGCCGTGCGCTGCGGCTCCGTCGGATTCAAAGGGGGTTGGGTCAACCTGACGAAAGTCAACCATCTACTCGAATCGCGCCGCAACCGCTCTAGCCTCGATACGCGCCGCGCAATGGTCGAGGGCCTAGGTTACGTGCCGCACCCGGGTTTGCCGTCCGGGCAGGTTCTAACGCCGCTTGCCGATACCACGTTGCCTATCCTGTTCGTGCTGCCGGATCACACTTCAATCAGTGTGAGTGATCCGGCCCAAATCAAGGCAATGTACGAGGCGGCGAACCGCTAAGCGTGGTCGTCAGAATCGCAAGAGCATTTAGAGTTGCGGAACGCGCGGCAAACGCCGGCAATCAAGAGTAGGTAGGCGAGGCCGAAGAGGATAGCGGCTAGTATCATTAGACGTACTCCGAATGTGATGCAAGTCCGCATAATGTCCCCCTCTGACAACCGTGTCAATATCCCAATTCTCGCTCGCACTTCGGGCAATGGCAGGCGTGCAATATACCAAATGCGGTTCGCTTGGCGTACTTGGGCGCATGGCGCCGGGCGGCCCCGTTCCAACGGCGAATGGTCCCGGTCATGCACAGCACAATGGCGCCGCAGCGGTCACAGATAGCCGCGTTGGGGTTAGTTTGTGACATGGGGGCCACACGTCGGGGCGTAGATGGTCGCGCCGTCTAACGACGCTGCGCCCGCTTGGCTGTTACCGTTGGCCGCCGCTGCCCGGGGGAAACAGGTAGTACAGCACGGCCAACGGTACCCGACGCCTAGAAACCAAAATATGTACAGTGCGGGCGCCCGGCAAAAGCAGCATTTGATGTGGCTCACCCGAGCACCCGCTTAAATGCCACGCGCCAAACGTCTTGTATGGCCGCAGCGCGGCGTATGGCAACCTCCTCGGGCTTACCTATGACAACCCCCCGGGCTCGCATCGTCTCGGCGTAGTCAGCCGCTACGGCGTCCAACTGCGCGTCTGTGCAAGGCTGCACGTCCCGGCGCCGTTCGGCTGTGCGGTTGCATTCCGGGCAATGGTACTGATTGCCGGCGCGCACGTGGGGGTTTTCGGTTATGAACTCGTGGCCACATGTCAGCCTGACGAGGTTGTCGGCCTCGCGTTTGGTCACTCGCTCTATGACGTTCAAGACTGCGCGCCCCGTGCTGCCTTGCGGGCTCGCTTCGCCTCGGCTGCCGCTTTGCGCTCGGCCTCCTCGGGGCTGCCCGGCCGGGCTCGCTCTTGATGGTAGCGGTTGCCCGAGGTTATCGAGGACGGGAATCGCATACGACGGTTGCCCGTGTACAGCGACAGCTTGCGCGCATCGTCGAGACTTTCGCGCAGCGGGTCGCGCGTAAGTTCAGGGTACCCCTCGGGCGCCGTCAACAGCATGATTAGCGCTGCCGCTAGATTGTGTTCCATTCTCATGATGTGATGGCCGTCCAACAAGCGAGCCCCGCGGCAAAAAATGCAATCAATGACATGTGCAAAACTCCTATATGAGACGCAGTTTTTTCAATTCGACGGGCTTGGCTTCGGTCATTGGCCCGAATGTGACGTTGACAAGCGTGTCAACCTTAATCATTTTCATGTAGGCAATGCCGCGGGGTTGGTCGATGCCCTGCGTTGCCATCCATGCAAGAGCGGCCTTGCGGCGCTTTGTGTTGCCGTAGGGATTGCGTGACTTTTTCATGCGGTTTGACTCCAATCAGGGCGAAGTGTTCGGCGGGCCTGTGCAGCACGTTCGACATTACCAGCCTTGTCGGCTGCGTAACCCGTGGCAAACGTCCGAGCCCTACCGCGTTTATCAATCAGTAGCTTATCGCCTACTGTGACGGCGAAGCGTCCCCGAGGCAGCGGAAATACTACGACGTTCATACGCCTAGTTTCCTCAGTAGTTCGGCACGCTCAGCCGCCGCTTGTTCGAGCGCGCGTTGCTGTGCCGGGGTTAGACGCAACCGGGCCGTTTCAGTGAGGGCCTTATGTGCGTCGTATCTGCGCTTCGTATCCATGGCGCGCATTCTGGCGTGTGCGGTAACTGACGAGCGTGTCATACGTCACACTTTCGCATGTTCCCGGGAACACTTCAAGAAAAACCCCGGGCCGCGAGCACCCGGGGGATTCAATCACTCGTCAATCGCTTTTTGGTGCCACAACCACTGAATGCCGGCAGTGATACAAGCTATCTCGGAAAACAAGGTATCTTGTTTATGCCCCACGTCCGGCCGGCCTATGACCCCGTCGTACTCCTCGTGCAGTTGCGCGAGGCGTTGCCGGGCGGCCCGTAACAAGCAGCTACGTTCCTTGACCGTGAGCGATGGCGGGTCGCTCGCCCCCGAGAACGCCATGGCTAAGCGCCCCTATTCAACACGCGCGCCGGTTCCCGAAACGTGGGCGCCCCTGCCCGCGTGCGAATCACAGTAGACTCGCCGGCATCAACCTCGGGCAGTTCGTCAAGGGCCTCTTGCAACGCGGCTATGACCCCTTCGAGATGCGCCCGCGCAACGTCCGGGCCTTCCCTCGCCACGGCGGCGAGTATCGCCCGCTGCGCCCTCTGTAGGCGCGTCTCGGGAGGTACGCCCAAGAGCCCGCCTGTGGCTGCGGCCGTTGATGCCCGTAGTTCCCCCTTGGTCACCGTGGCCACATCAATCGCCCTCAAGTCTCCGCCCGCTTTGACCCATGCCACGAGCGTCGATTTGGCCGTGCGTGCGAATGTCGCCCGTCGATTCCGTTCCCGATTGCGGGTGACGGCCTCGGCATGTTCCACCGTGGCGTCGATGGCAATCTCGTCGGTAGTAACGCCTCGGAGCACTGCCGCATAAAACGGAACGGCGACAGCTTCGAGGGCGGCCAACTGCGTCTCTTCGGTTGGCGTCTTGCCGCGTTTTGGTCCCAACTTACTTTGCGACCCCGTCACGAGTGCGCGTAAGTAAGTGCCTGCCATTGTCTCGGCGCCGAGCAACGAGTTAGTGCGCTCGCTGGCCAACGCCTCGATTTGGACCTCTGTCATTACGTAAACGTTTTTCATGTCTGCTAATCCCTTGTATAACGATCGGTATTGATCGCAGGGATAGCCTGACACGCTTGTCAGGTTAGGTATGTCGGAAAGCAGTGCAACATAATGTAGGATTACAAGAGACGTGCCTAAATCACACTTTAGCGGCGTTTTGTGCCTGAATTGCCCGCCTGCCAATAGGTGTAACCGAGCACGGCCAACGAGTATGTTTCGAGGATTCGTTGCTTGCCGAACTCAACGCAGCCTTGCATTCCAATGCGCGCCACGAGACAACCGACACGGCCGTCAGGTACACGCACAACTTGCGGGTTGATGCTAATCATAGGACAGCTATTAAAACAAAAATGATACCGGCGATTGGATGCACAGGCAGCAATATCGCGCCAATTACCAGCACGACGCAGCGAGCTAGCATTACGATAAATCCTTGATGATAATCTCGTTCGTGTCAGTGCGTTCGTCGCGCGGCACGCTCAATACTTTGTTGGTGTTGTTGCGCACGGCGAACATGAGGCGGCACGGGGCACAGTCGGCGCTCGGGCTAATCTTCGCCATATAGTTCGGGTGCCTCGGGCATTGAATCGTGATTGTAAAACTCATGTCGTACCTCGCATGCAAGTTAGAAATACGCCGTTGTCCATGTAATACGGCTGTGAGCCCTTCGGGCAGTGCTTGGCGTCTATCATCGCTCCCTGCCCATGGTTGCCCGTGGCGGGCCTGTGCGGCAGCGTGGGCGCATCCTCGAACGGCGCCCGAGCGTCAACAATCCATAGGGAGGCCGCGAAGCCGCAAGCAATGAACAACGCCGTAAACGGTATGATGTTTTTCAAGGTGACTCCGAATGCATGCCGTGAGCGGCCCAAGCCGCCGTGGTTGTACCGCGCGGGAGTGCGCTAAATTTATTCCATGCTTGATGCTCGCGCAGCTTGACAAGCGGCACGTACAGCCCGAGGCGGAACAGACAAATATGGCAGGTAACATCCTCGCCCGTGGTTCCGTCAGTGCCGCACAGTGAGCGCCAGCCGGTACCCTGTGGCCCGCACGCCCGGGCATGTACCTTAAACTTTCGCATCTGACACTCGTATCAGTTTCAAGTCAGCGGGCAAATACAGCGGGTGCAAGGGTTCGCCGTTGGCTGTGAATCCCAATGCGTAGCGCGTGGCTGTCGTGATGGCCTCGGGCACGGGGTCAAGCCGATTGCCGCCCCAAGCACAAACCAGTATGCGAGCGCTCGGGACGCGCGTCCAATGATGTAGGTGTGCCGCATTGTCAGGCCCGAACCGTTCGGCCGGCGTACGTAGGCGCAGCGCGGCGGGTTCCGTGGCTCGATAGGCGTAGAGGTTCACGACCACGAGGCGACCAAATCCCCAACTATCCGTAAATCCAATGCAGCGTCGTATCGTGGGGTCGTCAATGAGGGCGTCGGCTGTCGAGGGGTTTAACATGCACCAAATGACCGCGGGGCTATCGTACTGCGCGCCGCCCCAACGCCTTTCAAGCCAATAGCGGTATCGTTCGTCCGGGGTTATACAGGCTGAGCGATGTTCAATCGTGGGCTGTGGCATGGGGCGAATGATAGGCACGCCCTGACACGTGCGTCAACTTCAATATGCGTCGCCGTCGCCCGAGCCCTCGCGGCTCGATTCGCTGTCTCCGCAATCGTGGCTGTATTCGTACCAATCGGCGTCGGGCGCACAGAAAATAGGGGGCATGGCGGCGGGCTCCTCGGGTTGAGCCCGTAGTATCCGCTATGGTGCGTTGCGGCGGGGGTCGCATTTAACCTCGTGCGCGTAGATTTCCTCTAATGCCTTGATGCGCTTGGCGGATTTTCTATTGAGCGCGGCCAATCGCCGTTGAACCCCGGTTAGCCTCACGATTTCAACGCATCGCGCCTCAATACCCCGCCGCTCGTCTGCTAGGGCTACGCTTGTAGGCGTGACGAGCGGCGGGAGGGGAACGCGCATTACCGCCCGGCCTCGAATTTTTCAGCCAATGTGCGCTCGTGGTCGTAGTGGGCCATCAATTTCGGATCGGCCCGCAGCAACGCAAGAACGTCGAGATGCATTTTCTTATCGGCCATGTAGCGGAACACGGCTTGAGCCTCGGCCTCCGAGCCTGGGGGCATGCCCACCTCGTCAAAGGCGAACGGCTTGGCTGGCAAGTACAGGCGCCATTGTGGCTTAGCCTCTTGCTCGACCGTTCGCAGCAAACAGGAAACACAGGCCCCCGTGCTCGTGTAGCGCTCGGCCAAATGGCCCCGCTTGCACAAAACGCCTGTGAAATAGCGTTTTAAGCGTCGTTCCTGTGCAGCGTCCCGAGTAACGATTTCAGTATTACTATTCATATTTACGCCCTCGTCTTAATCGGTATAGGAACGCTATTAAGTATTAGCTAAGTAAGAATGTCAATATCCTTAAGATATAGAAGATATGTACTTAATATTTAATAGTCTCGCGGTCCCTATATAGGTTTCCAGAATATAATAACAATACTTAGCAATTATGGGCTACGGGGCCGGGTTTGATTCGTGGCTAGTCTGTGATGTGGGTCACGGTATTTGCAATAATACTCAGTAGTTCGGCATACTGAACCCATGAGCGACCTTACCCACACCACGGCAGGCCCGCCCGCGCTGCCGCCCATGCCTCGCCCGTTGACCGAGCGACAGGAACGCTATGCGCGCGGCGTGGCGGCTGGCATGTCATACGCCGAGGCGTTCCGCTCGGGCGGGCTCGTGGCTAGCACGGCGGGCTCACAGTCGCGGCAGATTGGCGACCTAAACCGCGACCCCCGAATACGGGCGCGTATTGCCTCGTTGCGCGAGCGCGCCGACGAACAGATTGTAAGCACAGTCGCCGAGCGAATGGCGTGGCTTAAGTTAATCATTCAGGGCGACCCGGACGAACTGCGGCGCATCGTGCGCGACCCGTGCGACTTTTGTTGGACCGACGCCGAGATTGCCCGGGCCTACGGGGCACACTTCGCGCCGACCCCGTTTCACGAGGAGCGGCCCGCGCTGCCCAACGTGGCCAAGCCTCGGGACGATTGCAAGCATTGCCGAGGGGTCGGCTACTCACGCGTCGTGCTCACGCCCACGGACGAGCTAAGCCCCGCGGCTCGCGCGCTGTTCAAATCGGCGAGCCAAGACAAAGACGGCGTAATCAAAATCGAGATGCACGACCAATTGGCGGCGGCTGAAATGTTGAACAAGCTGCAAAGCGCCTACGTGTCGCGCAGCCTGAATATCAACGCCAACGTCGCAGTGCAGGCGGCCAAGGACGCGAACCCCGAGGACGCGTTGCGGCTGTTCGAGCAGTTCGGGGGCGCCCCGTGAGGTTAGCGGCGAATCGCGCGTTGCGCGAAACGGTCGGCCGCGTTGCCGTCCTCGAAATGGCGGGTTTCGAGCACCGACCCGTCAAGGCGGGCAATCTCGACAATGATTGTCGATTTGTAATCGGTCTTATATGCCAACGTGGCGTCAAGTTTCGCGTCGGTGTTGAGGTAGTAAGCAAATATGTTGTTGGTGTTCATGGGTCGTATTCTGGTAGCAAACCGAAATGACAAGCGTGTCGCACGTCACAGTTCCGACAAGCAACGAGATAGCGAACCGCGCATACTCAGCGATGCACAAGCCTCCTGACGCGCGTGTCAGTTTCGAGCGTATTCTAGGGTTGAGCGATTACACTATGCGGCGCGTCGCCTGGTTCGCCATGACGGCCGACGAGCAAGCCGCATGCAGTGCCTATACTGCGCGGCGCCTCGAACTGCGCGACGTATATGGCGACGCTGCGGCCACGATGCAAGCGCGCGAGGATTGTTTAGCGTGGCTACGACGAGATGACACGGGCGTCAAGAGCGTTGAGAAAATCGCATGGGTCAAACGCTACTATGGGCGCGACGCCGATACGCTGGCAGATTTCATCAACGATTGGGGCTACACGGTTGACCCGCGGCTTATCAACGAGAACAAAAACCCCGTCATGGCATTTGCGCTTTTCCCCAAGCAACGCGAAATGGTACGTTGGTTCATTGGCTGTTGGCTCGATAGCAAGCCCGGCGTCGTCGTCAAGTCGCGAGACGTGGGCGCCTCGTGGGTCGCTATGGCGTTGCTGTCAGCCCTGTGCATATTTCGCAATGGGTTCGCGGCCGGTGTAGGCAGCGCGGTCGAAATCAAGATTGATCGCAGCGGCGACCCCGACACGCTATTTTACAAGATACGCTCGTTCCTCGAACACTTGCCGGCCGAGTTTAACGGCGGGTTCAACGTCGATACGTGCAGCGCTGACAAGCGTGTCAGTTTCCCATTGACCGGGTCGAGCATCACAGGCGAGGCCGGCGACCAAGCGGGGCGAGGCGGGCGCAAAGCAATATTCGTCGTTGACGAGTCGGCACACTTCGAGCATCCCAAGATAATCGACAAGAACCTGTCGGCCAACACCAAATGCCGTATTGACATGTCGAGCGTTAACGGCATGGCGAACAGTTTCTATACGCGCGCCCACAACCCGGCCATACGTCGATTCGATTTTACATGGCGAGACGACCCGCGCAAGAACTACGAGGGCAGCACGTGGTACGCGACGCAAGCCGCGGAGCTTGACGAAATCGTACTGAAACAGGAAATCGACTGCGACTTTGCCGCGAGCTTAGAGGGCGTATGCATCCCGAGCACGTGGGTACAGGCGGCCATCGATATCGACAAGTTCCTTGGAATCGATATGGAATCGGGCGCATGGCGTGCGGCGCTCGACATCGCCGACCGCGGCAACGACAAATGCGCGCTCGTGCTCACGAAAGGCCGCAAAATCAAGTTCGCCGCGCAATGGTCCGGTAAAGCGAGCGACACGGGATACAGCGTGCAGCGAGCCATGGCTATCTGCGAATCGTGGGGCATACCGGCGTTCGACTACGACGCCGACGGCATGGGCGGCGCGGCTGTGCATAGCGATGCGCGGCTAATCAACGAGGCACGCGGCGCGGCTCAACAGCGACTCGGAAGTAAGCCCGGCGTCACGCCTTCCGAGTATTTCGCGCACGGGACAATCGGAACGCACCCGTACCGCGGCAGCGAGGCCGTCATACGCCCCGAGGCCATCGTGCCCGGGACGAAGCGCAAAGCCAAAGACTTGTTTACGAACCGCAAGGCGCAAACGTGGTACGAGGGGCGGCTTGGATTTTTCAACGCATGGAAGGCACGCACGGGTAAGCCCTACGATGCAAGCCGCATGATTTGCATTGCCGGCGAACTGGCCAACGAGGACGGCAAACCATCGTTGCGCGATTTGCTCGTGTCGCAGTTGTCCCAAGCCACGGTTAAAGAGACGATACAGGGCAAAATACAAATCGAGAAAGCGCCCGACGACGTGGCAAGCCCCGACGTTGCCGACGCGGCGCTAATGACGACGTGCCCGCGTAAGTCAAATTTCAACAACATGGGCGCGCTACTTGCCACGATTGGCGGCGGCTAGTAGGATTGGGCAACCTCTTAGGAGCATCGACCATGACAACCACGCCCCTCGTAAACCATGCCGTTATCAAGCCCGCTGCGCCCGTCAAGGCCGCGCCGGTCGCTGCGCCTGTGACACACGTGTCAGTGCCGATAACGCTGTTGCAATCGCTGCACGCGCAGTTGAGCACGCACGCCGAGCAAATCGCGGCATTGATTCCCGCGGTCAACACGCCCGAGGAAATCGAGGCGGCGGCCAAAGTCGCAACGGCCTTGCGCCTCAAACAGCAAGCCGTGCAGGGCAAATAATGCAGCGGTACATCGTCACGTATACCCAAGAGGTAACGCAGCCGGTAGACGGCGAGACGCCCGAGGCTGTCGGCACGTATGCCAAGAACTTCGCGGCCGACCGCAAGGGTATGCGCTTGCTGTCCGTCGTGCCCGTCGCAACGCCCGCATTGCCGGCGCCGGCTGCATGAAAGCGTATCTGTTCAACGTCGCGCTCGCCCTCGACGTACTCGCGAGCGCGCTTACGGGCGGCAAGCCGGGCGAAACGCTGTCGGGCCGCGCCGGCACGGCTCAACGCGCGGGCAAGCTACGCGGCCGAATATTCGCGCCCATAATCAATTTCATCATGTTGAATCCGAACCATTGCGCCCAAGCCATCCTCGGCGACATGGCCCGGGCTCGGGCAGTCATTGCAGACGACAGCCGCGTTTGATAAGCTGGCGTCGGTTTCGTGGCATTCCCTTAAGCCCGCGCGCGTCTTGAGCGTGGCGGGTTGGCGTACAACTCCCGCCGTGGTGGCTCGCCACGCCTCAAGGCCGCGTCAACCGCTCCGAGTCGCGAGCGTCGGCGGCGGAATGGGCCGGCCATCATGCAAGCACCCGATTTTATGCCAAGGCACATCCAACGGCGGATAGCCTAGCTCGCGTTCATTGAGCCAATTTCGCACGTGCATGGCGGCTCCGTACGAGTCGTATAGCTGCGAGCGGCACATGCGCCCGGGCTCGCGCGGCGGCACAGGAATTTCTTTCCCTGCCTTGTCCACTATGACGACCCAAAAATACGCGCTGCCTCGAACTTGAAAACGCCTCACGTGGTCTTATCCTCGGGCAGAATCAGGCCCTTGATTACGCGGTACGAGAAATCCTTGGGTTGCTTGTGGAACTGTTGGACGTACTGCGCTTGCATTACCTCGCCCGTGTTGCTGCATTGCTGGTAGGTCTCGCAGATGGCCGCCATTTTCTCGGGCGCGCCGGCTATCGAAAGAATCAAGAGAAATACGTGCATGGCCTAGGCCCTCGGGTTAGTGGTTCAATGTCAACCGAAACGATACGCCCTCGCCGGTATTCTGTCAGCTTTGCGCCGCTCGAATCAGTCTCGGGCTCGTCAATGAAATAATGCCGGCCCGCGTGGCGCAACTGACGACGTGCGCGGTACCGCGGCTTGCGTTGGCGGCGTCGGCTCATGGGAGAAACGGCCGCTTGGGAATGTACGGGATGCCGTGCTGATACGTGGTATGGCCCAACCACTCGGTCGGCCCCGTGCTGTATTCGTTGTGGCCCTTGAGCGAGCCGCGGACTTGGTAGAACGTGCCCTCAAGCCGGCGCACAGTCACGCCGGGCCAGTGCTTGACGAACTGCGAGGCGGCTTGGATGCTCGGGGCGCGCATCGTATACGCGACAGGGCCGGCCGTTACGCGGTAGGTGTTCACTTAACCCCGTAAGTGCTGGAACCGCGCGCGAACCGATTGGCGACCCGACACACGTGCAGGGCGTCGAGAATATCGGCATGGGTTGAGATTCCGACGAGCGCGCCCTGTGCAATCACAAGGTACCCGGCGGCGTGTAGGCGAATTTCATATTTGGTGTTCATGGGTAGTATTATCGACGCGCGCGGGCGTAGCTGTATGTGTTGTCTGTCACAGATTTGATAGGCCGATAGCCCGAGCAAATGCCGTCACGGCCGGCGCTCGTGCTGTAGCGACCGGCGAATTGTTCCATAGCGGGCGGCAAGCTCAAGTATTCGAGCGTAGCCGGCCCGGGGGCCTCTTGCCACTCGAAAGCGTGATGTCGGTCCCACGCGCGCCCCGAGCCGCGCATCATGACATTGCGATAGGCATCCCGGGCGGCGTCGCTGTTCATGCAAACCCCACGTACCACAGCCACACGACGAACAGCGCGACCGCAGCCCAATTAGTCAAACGGTCAATGCGGCTCATGGTTGCCAATCCCCGGGCCACCATTCAGCCGGGATAAAGGGCCAGCCGAATTGATGCCAACAGAATTGTTGGTACGCGTACAAGTCGCCGAGCACCATGGCGCGGGGCGCATTGTAGAGGCACAGGCGCCGGTATGTATCGCCGTCGAGGGCTTCGGCTGCGGCGTACAGCACCAACGCAACCTCGGGCAGCGGGCCGGCTATCGGGGGCAGCCGAGCGCAGGCGATACAGTGTACGGCGAGCGCGGTAGTTCGGGCGTTCATTAGTTATTCAAACTCCTATATTGACAAGCGTGTCAGGTTACGCCGCGACGGCCACGGCGTCAAGAATTATAGTCAGTAGTGGACTTCACAGTTTGGTCTATTGCCTCGACGGCCTCGCCAATCCATTCGGCCCACGCTGCCGAGCCCAAGGGCTTGCGCGACTGCCAACGCAACATTTCGATTGCGTCTTGCAGTGCGCGCGTTAGCCGGCGCTCGTTGGCGTTCATTCCGTGAACCCCTGCCAGTCGCACGCCGGGCGGCTCGGATTCAGGCGGAAATTGACGGCGCCGAACTGAACGCACTGAACCCAACCCGTCAAGGCCGAGTTTGTACGCACGGAGCCGCCGCACGTCGGGCAGCGGTTATCCCGTAGGGCTTCGGCCGCCCTCGCGCGGGACGCCGCCATACGGTCGGCTGCGGCGCTCGACCGACGCGCCCTCATGGGCGCCCGGCTGTAGCGGTTGGCTGATTTTCGGATTGTGTCGCGCATTAGCAGCGCACCGAACAGGACAAGTGTTTAGCGACAATTTCCAAGTGCCGCGCCACGTTGGCGAGCGCGTACTTGCGGGTCGGGCTGCACCCTTCCCATTTGCCGTTGATGATTACCGCATGAGCACCGCGGCCCATGTTAACTATCACGGCATGGTCGCCGAAACGCTCAGCACTCACAATATGAGCCTGCCCGACAATCCAAGGGAACATATCGCGGGCCTGTTCGGCAGTTAATTTGGCGGTAACTTTAGGCATCTGAAATTCTCCGGTCGTTGAAAGTGAGGCTATTCTGGCGCGTAATCGAACTGACAAGCGTGTCAGGCGTCACACTTTTACGCCATGTTCCCGGGAACAATCGTTAAATTTGTGCGCAAAGTCACATTCCTGTAAGCTCGCCACCATGGACAAAACACCACTAGCCGCCCTCGTGGCCGCCCTCGCCCTAGCCACGCCCCCTTTACAGGCGGCGCCAGTCAAAAAGCCTATGGCTATTCCCCGCTCGCTGCGGGCGATTGCCGAGCTAGTACAGGACGGGCAATTACTCCACCCGGTACGCCCCGAGCGGCCGAAAGAGCCGTACAACTTTCCCGAACTGCCGCCGAACGTTTTGCCGCGCAGCGTCGAGGCGTTGGCAATGGATACCGTCCTACCCGGCGAAGTGCGGCGCACGTCGTTGGCCATGGATTCGGCCGGCGCCTCGTGGGGCTTCGGTGGCGCCACGTCCGGGGGATTCGCGGGCGGCCTATGGTTCCCGGGGTATCCGTACCTTGCCGAACTGACGCAGATATCCGAGTACCGCGAGCCGTGCGAAACGATCGCGCAGGAAATGACGCGCAAATGGTTCGAGATTCAAAGCAAGAGTAGCGGCGACAAGGCCGACAAAATCGCGAAGATTATGGCGGAGTGCGAACGCCTCAAGGTGCGCGAGAACTTCTACCGCGCTGCGCTCCTCGATTGCGAATTTGGCCGCGGGCAAATCTACTTGAATGTGGACGACGCCAACGAAGAGAAACGACAGTTGCCGCTTGAGATATCGCCCAAAGGAATCGGCAAAGGTTCGCTGAAATCCATTCAATGTTTCGAGCCGTATTGGTCCACGCCGTACTCGTGGAACTCGTCATACCCCGAGCGCTCGGACTTCTACAAGCCGACATCGTGGTACATCATGGGCCGCAAAACCCATAGCGACCGCATTTGCACAGTGATAGGCCGCGAAGTGCCCGACTTGCTCAAGCCGGCGTACAACTTTTCCGGCATCTCAATGATTCAGCTTGGCGAGATGTCCGTGAATATGTGGCTTCGCACGCGCAAAGCCGTCAACGATTTGGTGAACAATTTCTCAATGCTCGTGTTGTCCACGGACTTAGGCGCGACGTTGGAAGAGGGCGGCGACCCGGGCACGGGGCTGCTTGCCCGCCTGCAAATGTTGACCGCGCTGCGCAACAACCAAGGCGTGAATGCGATCAACAAGGACAGCGAGGAGCTTGCGTTTGCCGAGGCGACACTAGCCGGCCTCGATAAGCTACAGGCGCAATCGCAAGAGCATATGGCGGCCGTGTGGGGTATACCCCTCGTCAAGCTCACGGGTATTACGCCCTCGGGCCTCAACGCCTCTAGCGAGGGCGAAATAACGGTTTGGTACGATCGCGTCGGCGCCATGCAGGTACGCATTCTGCAACCGCATCTCGAAATCGTTCTCAAGGCCATACAGTGTTCGCTGTTCGGCGCAATCGACGACGATTTGATTGTGCATTGGGTCACGCTCGACGAGCCGACAGAAAAGGAATTGAGCGAGATTCGCAAGTCTGACGCCGATATGGATACCGGCTATATCAACGCGGGCGTGATATCCCCCGACGAGGCCCGCGTGCGCCTACAGAGTGACCCGGATAGCGGCTACTCGAATTTGACCGGCCCGGCGCCCGAGCCGCAAGACATCGATCCGGAAACCGGCGAGCCCTTGGCGCCGGGCGAGGAACCGGGCGAACAGTCAGACGAAGAGGACGACGCAGCGCCCGAGGCCGACCCGAGCGAAGAGGCGCAAAAGGACCGTGACCACGAGGCCGAGCAAAACGAACTCGACCGCAAGCACAAAGAGAAATTGGCGGCAGCGGCGGCCAAAGCTAAGCCGGCTGTGCCGATCCGAGCGAAAACCGGCGCCTAGTTGACACGCGCGTCAGCCTCATATAGATTTCGCCGCACATGCGAAAGCCTGACTTGATTATCGGCCCTCGGGACAACCCGCAAACGATTCGTTGGCACATATTCGTTTGGCGCGGTTGGCAATTGTCGTTGCATAAATGGCTGCGCTCGGACGACGACCGCGCGCCTCATGACCACAAAGCCGACAACATTTCAATTATCTTGAATGGCGGATTTTTCGAGACTGTACGCGCGTTTGAATGGTACGACCCCGTAACCCATGACACGCCGCCCGGACACGAGCGCGGTTGGACGCATTACGGCGACGGCGAGTATTACCGTTACCGCGAAGTGACCCGGTTTCGTTGGCCGCTCGTGCCGTACTTTCGTAAGGCTGAAACGCCGCACAGAGTATCGTTACCGAGCGATGGCAAGCCGGTTTGGTCCTTATGGCTACGATGGCCCGCGCGCCGCCGTTGGGGCTATTGGTGCCCCAAGGGTTGGACAGACGCGGACGAATACAACAACTCGGACGATTATTACACCGACGGAATTAGCGAGGTTGGCAAAGGGTGCGACTGAAAAAACAAAGCATGCGGCAGATGAAAGACGCCGCGTTGGTCGAACGTCGCGACGCCGAGCGCGCCGCCGTAACGAGTATTCACGAGGCAACCCTTGACCCATTTAAGCGGCCGGCGCCCCGCTATTTCCGCGGCGCATTGATTAAACCAAAGTAGGAGTTTGACGACCATGGCAGTTAAAGCGCGAACGATTGCGGATTTTCGGGCATCACACGACCGCGAAACCGTCGTTACCAACAAGGTAAAAACGGCCCTCGAAGAGTTGGCGAAAGTCGGCCCGGAACATTACGAATACGAGGGCGATTTTATCCGACTGGCAAAAATCAGCCAAACCGATGTAGGCTTGGTCCGCGAAAAGTTCAAGGCGTACATTGCCGACGCCCCCGCAGTTCACGGCAAAACTGCCCGCCGCGTGTGGTGTGGTAGCATCAAGACAGCAAAAACCCTCCGCGGAGAATAGTCCTCATGGCTCGTACAATCAAAGATTTCAAAGCACTGCACGACCCGGCAACGGTCATTGCGGACCTACGCCGGCAGTTAACCGAGGCCCAAGGCGAGGCGCAGACGGCCGAAGCGCTGCGCGAATTCCTAGGCACGGCTAAGTTAGCCGTCAACGAGTTGCAGTTGCCTACGTGGGCGTACGAGCCCAAGAAAGCCAAGGCGCCCGGCGTCCCCAAGATAATGATAAGCGACATTCATTGGGGCGAACGGGTGCGGCCCTCGCAGATTGGGGGCGTGAACGCGTACAACCTCGCCATTGCGCATCGACGATTTGCGCAAATCATTCACACCACGATTGCATTGTGCAAGATTCTTGACCCGGGTATGACGTACCCGGGTATCGTTATGCCGCTTGGCGGCGACATGGTAAGCGGCAACATTCACGATGAATTGGCCGCAACCAACGAACTAAACACCATGCCGACGTTGATGGATTTATACAAGGTTCTTGTACCTGCCATCAAGCTAATGGCGGATACGTTCGGTCGCGTGTTTCTGCCATGCGTGTCAGGTAACCACGACCGCGACACGAAAAAGATTTGGAGCAAGGACCGCAACCATACCTCGTTCGGTTGGTTGCTTTATCAGTTCTTGGCCGCGCATTTCGAGAACGACAAGCGTATTACGTTCTACATTCCCGACGGCTCGGACGCCCTGTATCGCATCTACGGTACACGGTACTTGCTGACGCACGGTGACCAATTCCGCGGCGGCGACGGCATCATAGGCCCGCTCGGCCCCGTGACTCGCGGCGAGCAAAAGAAAAACACGCGCAACGCCGCAGTCGGTCAAGACTATGACGTGATGGAATTCGGCCATTTCCATAAGCGCATGCTGACGGCGCGACTGCGCGGCAATGGCTCGCTCAAGGGCTACGACGAGTATGCCGCCGACAACAACTTTGGATTCGAGCCCGCCTCCCAAAACTTTTGGGTCACGCATCCCGACCACGGCATCACGTGCGATTGGCCGGTTTACGGCGACGTGAAAACCAAGGCCGCCGCGCGCATGGCGTGGGTATCGGTACCCGCCAAATGAAATTGATTGCGTTGACGGGGCTCCCCCGATCCGGCAAGGATACGCTGGCCGGATTTCTCCGCGGGCATTACTTCGTGTGCCTTGCGTTCGCCGACCCGCTCAAAGACGCTGCGGCTATTCTACTCGGCCGCGAGCGTTGGGAAATGAACGGCGAGGGGGATTTTGACCGTGAGGCCGTATTGCCCGAGTGGGGTTTCACTACTCGCGATTTTCTGCAACGGTTCGGTACCGAAGTAATGCGCGACAATTTTGGCCAAGACTTTTGGCTAAAACATATGCGTAATAGAATCGGCAAGGGCAACATAGTTATTACCGACTGCCGATTTGAAAACGAGGCGGCCTTGGTGCGCGAGCTTGGGGGCATTGTCGTCGAGATACGCCGCCCGGGTTGCGTGAAAAGCGGCCACGTCAGCGACGCGGGCGTTGTCCCCGATCGGTACGTGTACAATGACAGCACATTGGAACACTTGAAATCTGAGGCCGACTACCTTGCCAGTCTTACGCGCCGACCCGCCGCCCAACAGTAAAAGGCCCGTCACGGTTCGGGCTATCCACGCGAGCGCGGCCGTTCATGCGTGGTACTTTGCCGAGCTTGACGCGCTTGTCAGTCGCATGCAGGCCGAAGTATCGCGCGCCGTGCTCGCGGCGTATGGTTCGCTCGAACCGCAAGAGATGGCCCACGACGAGCCATTTGCGTATCCGCGCGTCATGCCCAACGGCAATTTCGGTTGCGTGCTGACTGACATGGCCGAGGACGCCAAGCAATATCCCTTTGAGGTTCTAGTAAAAGGGGGCTCGGCCGGCGAACGTTCGACCCGGGCGGCGGCCGAACAGTTGGCGGCCCGGGTCATATCCATGAGCCGCGGCAAGCTGACTGACGCCGATGTCAAAATTGTAGAACGTCAGGCGCACGACGCTGCGCCCGCGAATCCGTCGCTCCTACTGCGCGCGGCGCTGCGAAAATGGGGCGGCCTTTGGGTTTCGCGATTCGATAAGTTGTCGCTCGACTTGGGCCAAAAGTTCGCAACGAAGTCGTTCAACCTCACGCAAACGCAGATGCGCGCAGCGCTTAAGGACGCCGGCTTTACTGTGAAATTCGCGCCGACGCCGGGCAGCCGCGCCGCGTATCAGGCTGTCATTGCCGAGCAAGTCAACCTCATAAAATCAATTCCCCAACAGTACCTCAAGGACGTTGAAAGCAAGGTATGGGGCTCGGTCATGAAAGGCGCGGACATGCACGCGTTGAGCGTGGACCTACGCAAAACGTACGGCATTACTCGCGACCGCGCGGCCGTCATTGCGCGCGATCAAAACAACAAAGCCAAGGCCATCATTGAGAAAACACGCCGGCAAGAGTTAGGCATCACACATGCAATCTGGCAACACTCCGCGGCGGGCCGGGTTCCGCGTGCGACACATGTGGCCATGAGCGGCAAGGCGTATCCGCTCGCGCAGGGGATGTACGACAGCGACGAGGGCAAATACGTATTGCCCGGCGAGTTGATAAATTGCCGCTGTACGAGCAAGGCAATTATCCCGGCATTCGATACCGTGGAAAGCGCCGAGCGTCGAGCGAAAGAAACGCCCTACTTACGCGCCGCGAGAAATCGCGCCCGCTAGTGTTCCCGGGAACATTTCGGCTATCATGCCGGCATGCCCCTTAAATCTGGTTCAAGTCAATCGGCGATTTCCGCCAACATCAAAACCGAGCGCGCCGCAGGCAAGCCCGAGAAACAGGCTATTGCCATTGCTGAATCGAAAGCGCGCGGCGACTGCGACGTTGACATGGACGAGGACATAGACGGGCTCGACGACGAAGTAGAAAACGATTGCGAGGCCATGGACGCCGCGCCGCGCCTCGGGTTCGACCGTATGCCGCTCGAATTGCAAGCGCTCATTGCGACCGACCGGCGCATGGAATCGATAGACGGGCATTTGATCGTTTACGAGTGCAACATTACAAAGGCGAATGTCTGCCCGTACCTCGGCGCGGAAATTCCGAACAGTGAAGCGCTCGGCCTCAAGCCCGACAAAATTTACCATCTGTATCGAGACGCCGCAGAACTTCAAGCCGCGGTCAAGACATACGACCGCGTACAGTTGCTCATGCAACATGTGGCCGTGAATGCCGACGCCCCGCAGCAATTTATAACGGTCGGCACTGTCAGCAACGCGCGATTTTCGCACCCGTACGTAAAGGCCGATTTGACGGTTTGGGTTCGCGAAGGTATCGACGCGATCGGCACGCCCGAGGCGCCCGGGCCGCAGCGTGAATTATCATGCGGCTATCGCTACGTCGCTGATATGACGCCGGGAACTTCGCCCGAGGGCGAGCGCTACGACGGCCGCATGACGCAGATTATCGCGAACCATATTGCATTGGTTGAAGCGGGCCGCGCCGGCCCCGACGTGATGGTTGCCGACAGCATGTTTGCATTTCGCCCGCGGCTTGGTACATAATCGCTTTGCACTGTGAATCAGCCCACACTTTCCATATGGAACACTTGACATGAAATTATCCAAAGTTGCCGCGGCCGTTGCCGCCCTTCTCGCCACGGATGCCAAGCCGACCGAGGCGCAAATCATGGCCGCGTGTATCGCAGCCGACAAGAAAGGCAAGGACGAGGGCGGGCTTGGTCCTGTCGAGATTCAGAACAAGGCCAAGGACGAAAAAGAGAAAGAGGCCGCCGCCGACGCCGCTGCCGAATACTTCGGCCATACCAAAGACGAATGGGAAAAAATGCCGGCGAAGGATCGCAAGGGCGCCCGCGACGCCGCGCGCGATTCAGACGACCCTGAGCACACCAACGACGCCGACCCGGACGACATCGAAGCCGAGGACGACGTGCAGCCGAAAGAGTCGGTAACGGGCGCAGGGGCGCCGGCCGGCAACAAGGGGGCAACCCCGGCCAAGGATAAAAAGGGCATGGATTCAAAGGGCGTCGCCGCTTTGATCGCAGCCAACGACGCGAAGCATGCAGCGGCGCGCGAAGTCGAAACGATTCTCGGCGTGGTTACGTACGATTCTGCCGAGGCGTATTACAAAGCCGCCCTCGACAAGCTCGGCGTTGATACTGCCGAAGTTCCGGCCGCAGCGTTCAAAGCAATGTTGAAGTTGGCCCGCGACAAGGTTGCCGCCGAGACTCCGACGATTGCGACCGACGCCGCCCGGGTTACCTCGATGGCCGCCGCGATTCCGGGTTACAACCGTCTCAAGTAAGAGACACGATTTAGGCTAATTTTTCTCGAATAGGAAATACGACCATGCCCTTTCAAAAGACGATCAACAACACTCAGGCGCCCGGCGTCGCTGGCGATTTCGCAAGCACGAATCCGTTTTCGTCTATCACCGCAGCCCCCGGCGCGTTGGTAGCCCCGGCCGGCGGCCTCACGGTCGGCAATTTCTTTTGGGTCGGCCCGCTCGGGCAGACTTCACAGTCATTCGTGAACGGCTGGCAAATTGCGTTTCTCGGACGCAACGAGCAAGCGCTTATCGTGGAATTCTTGGGCGAATCGACGCTCGTGGTTCCCGAAGGTTTCATGGTTACCGGATTCAACGGCGGCGACTTTTGGGCGAACTTCGCGAACGGCGCAACGGCCGGCGCGGGCGTGTTCGCTGACGAAGATACGGGCGCCCCGCAGATGCAGGCGACCAACGTTGGTACGGGCCAAATTGGTTTCGTCGGCACGGGTTCCCTTGTCGCGCTCAGTAACGTACTGACGGTCGTTACGACCACGTCGGGCGTTCTGAACGTCGGCGACGCGATTACCGCGACCGGAACAAGCGGCCTGACGGTCGCCAGCTTCGGCACGTATACCCCGGCGTCGGGCGTCGGTACCGTGAACATGAGCGGCCCGGCCACCACGACCGAGGCCACGGAAGCCGTGACCACGTCGAGCAACTTTATCAACATCACGGCGATTGCGACCGGCGGCTTTAGTGTCGGCGACCCGATTACCGGCGGCGGCTCGGGCATTCCCGCGGGTACCGTGATTTCGGCCCTCGGCACTGGAACCGGCGGAGTTGGTACCTACCAATTCACCGTCAACGGTCTTTCGACTCAGGAAACCGCGGCGTCGCAGACGGTCACGGGGCCGGCGAATACCTCGACGGGTTGGACGGTCGGCCCAATTACTTTGGTCGGCGCAGGCGTGGCGAAAATCAGCCACTCGGCCGTTTAAGATTTGATTTGACGAACTGACGACACAGACAGGAAACACGAACATGACCCGCATCGCAATTGACCACGCCGACTTGGGCCGCCGCTATGGAATTCATTTCATGTCGGGGCTCTTGCAAGAGGCCCGCGGAATGCAGCTTATCGACAAGTCGATGGCTCACGACGCACAGCCGACTTTGATTACTGCGGCCAATGCCGGTATTCCGTCGCTGTTCACGACCTTCGTTGACCCCAACATTATCGAAGTGTTGGTTTCTCCGACCAAGGCCGCGGAACTGTACGGCGAGACCAAGAAAGGCACATGGGTTGACGATACGGCCATGTTCTTGATGGCGGAGCGTACCGGCGAAGTTGCCTCGTACGGCGATTTCTCGCAGGACGGAATGTCCAACAGCAACGAGAATTTCCCGCAGCGTCAAAGCTACCACTATCAAACCAACACGCGTTGGGGCGAGCGTGAGTTGGCGCGCGCAGCGGCGGCCAAAATCGACAAGGCCAATCAAGTCAACATGGCCTCGGCGTTGGCATTGAAGAAATTCCAGAATCTCACGTACCTGTTTGGTGTGGCCGGGTTGCAGTGCTACGGCGGGACGAACGACCCGAGCTTGCCGAATCCCATTGCGCCGACGCAATCATGGTTCGGTGCGACCGGCGACGAGATTTACGCCGACGTGCTGCGCCTCGTGCAGCAAATCGTGGCGCAGGGCAACGGCCTGATTGACGCCGAGACGCCCTACACCATGGGAATCTCGCCCGGCAATGCGATGAATTTCAACAACACGAACCTGTACAACGTCAACGTGTACACGCAAATCAAGACGAACTTTCCCAACATCAAAATTGTGACGGTTCCCGAGTTTGCGATAAGCGGCGGCGGCGGCGCGGGCGGCACAGAATTCGTGCAGTTGATTGCGGACAGCGTCGAGGGACAGCGTACCGTCGAGTCGGCGTTTACCGAGAAAATGCGCGCGCATGCGATCGTGACCAAGACGAGTTCTTGGGAACAGAAAAAGAGCCAAGGGACTTGGGGCACGATTATCTATCGTCCCGTGTTCGTGGCTGCGATGCTCGGCGCCTAATCGCGCAAGTCTCGTGACTCCAAACTCAAGCCCCCTCGCTGCGTTCGCGTACGAGGGGGCTTTTGCATCTGCCCCCCTTGCCCAAAATCTTGAACTGCGCGCGCCGTTCACGTCGGTTACGGCCGGCCCGGGCGCGCCCGTCTCGAACAAGCCGGGCACTATCCAAGGCCGGTTCGGTTGGCTCAACTCCGCCTCGGGCCAAGTCAACAACACGCGCGTTGCCTCTGACGACGTGCTCGGCGTGGTCGTGCCGTTCCGCTCGATCAATGGCGCCAATGGCGGCGTCGTAGGCGGCTCGCGTGGCGTTGCAGGGCCTTACGCGGCTTGGTCGTGGGAGTTTTTTGACCCAAGCATTGCGCCGCGTGGCGGGCTTCGTGTGCGGCCGGGCCTCGTGGTTACGCTGCACTCGGGCGGCAACTTTTGGTTGCGCTTCGCCGCGGGTGCGTTGTATGGCAATTCCGTATATGCTTCATTGGTTGACGGTCAAGCCATATCCGGCCCCGCGGACAATACCGAACTGACGCCATTTACTGTTTGTTCGATCGCGTCCCCCGGCGGGCTGGCAATCGTTTCGAGTAATGCGATTTTTACACCATAGATAGGAGTTAGGACCATGACAGAAGTAGCAGCGAGCGCGCCCCCTCCGCCGACGGTCACGCCGGCACAGACGGAAAAGGCGCCCAAGAAAGCAAAGGCGAGCGACACGGTAATCATTGGTTGCCGGCTGCCCTCGGGCATTACGCTCGAAGTCGGTTTGCAAACCCTCGAAAAGAACGCCGACGGCAAGTATTTTACGATGGTCAAGCGCTTGGACAACTACGAGCGAATCGTGCTCAAGGGCTGGCATCATCACAACACGACCGGGCTGCAAATGCCGGCCGGCGTGAGCATGAATAAGCCGTTTTTGAATCGCAACGTATCGCGCGCGGCGTGGGACGAATGGACACGGACGCATTCCAAATCGTGGTTGCTCAAGAACAAAGTATTGTTCGCGGCCAACACCGAAGCCGAGGCGCAGCTTATGGCGCTTGAGGCTGTGGACGGAACCCCGAAGGTGCTGGCGCCTATCGGGCTGACGAAAGAGGGCAAGCCGTTGATTGACGGCAAGCCGGCCAAGGATGTCGAGACAGCGGATTTTGTGAAAGAGCGTCAAGGATAAAAACATGCCCGTCGTTCCGTGTACGAATGCCCAACCCGTGTTCGGTGTCGTCGATTACTCGGCGGCCGAATTCCTGGCATCGTACCCGGAATTTACGGGCATCAATAACGCGTCGCCGCAATCGCTCGCCAACGATTTCGCGGGCGCAACTTTCTTACTCAACAACTCGTGTCAGTCACGAGTGCGGGACGCCAATCAACGTCTCTTTTTGCTGTATCTGTTGACCGCGCATATCGCGACGATTTTCCAAGGCGTCAACGACGCGGGCATTGGCTCGCCGGCTTTTGCCGGTAGCGTTTCGCTGTCGGCCGGCACGCCGGGCGGCCTCGCCGTGCTCACAGTCACGCAGGGCGCCCTCGCGGTCGGCGCTTCGCTGTTTGATGGCCCGGGCGTAGGCCCTGGCAATGTTTCGCCGGGATCCGTGGTCGTGGCATCGCAGACGAGCGGCACGCCGGGCGGCGTCGGTCTATACGTGCTTACGGCGGCCTCGGGTACCCTCGCGGCAGAAAATATGATCGTGCCCGGCATCCCCAACGTTTCGGCGCCGCTTGGCATCGTGGGCCGGATCAACAACGCGAGCGAGGGCGACGTATCCGTGTCGTCTGAATGGTCCGCGCCGCCGAATGCGAATCAAGCCTATTTTGTGCAGACGAAGTACGGCGCTCAGTATTGGACCATGACCGCGAAGTACCGCACGGCTATTTTCCTGCCGGCGCCGTCGGGCGCATACAACCCGTTTGCCGGCTACGGCATTGGCCCTTGGGGGCCGGGCGGCCCGCGTGGCTTCTAAAAACCACGTCGTTGGCGGCAAGAAACTGGCATTGGCCCTCACGGCGATTGAGCAAAAGATTACCAACGCGGGCGTGCTGCGCATGGGGTTTCTTGAGAATGCGAAGTATCCCGAGCGGACCAACGCGCGATTTCTAAAGGCTGTAGGCAGTAAGGCGACGCCGTCAGTTGTCCCCTCGATATCGATTGCACAGGTAGCTTTCTGGAATGAGTACGGCACTGTGCGCGCCCCCGCGCGCCCTGCGTTCCGTACTACGATTTCGCAAAAGTCCAAGGATTGGGGCCACAAGCTCGGGCTTGCAATCAAGGCCACGAACTACGACGGGCAAAAAGCGCTAGCGTTGCTCGGGCAGGACATGCGCGACGATTTAGAAAATATGATTGCCCAATGGTCGAGCCCGGGCAATGCGGCGCTGACGATCAAAATTAAGGGCTTTGACAAGCCACTCGTTGACGGCGGCGACATGCAGCGAGCCCCTGATTACGAGGTAAAAGCAAAGTGAACTTACACGGCATAGTGCGCGGGGCAATCAACTCGGTGAACGCCGATCGAATGGCGTTGCTCCTCAAGAGCACAGGCGCGACGACCAACGCGGATTTTTCGCAGACGCCGGCCTATGCGCCGGGCGTCTCGGTACGGATTCAGATACAGCCGCTCGGCAAAGAGGAGTTGCGCCACGTCGAGAAACTGAATTTGCAAGGCGTGTTCCGCACGGTCTACATGTTCGGCAACACGCAAGGCATTGTCCGCGTGCTCGCGCAGGGCGGCGACCTTCTACAGTTCGCGCCGTTCCAAGGGCAGGCCGTCCAAAACTGGAAAGTCGTTGGCCCCGTGGATGGTCCTTGGAACGTCGAGGATGGCGGATGGACTAAGTTTATCGTGTGCTTGCAAACGGATACCCCCACATGAGCGCGCCCCTTGCAACCGTCGTCAATACGCTGAGCGATGTCTATACGGCGCTCGGCAACTTCGTCGTCGCACAACTCGGGCTCGCGGCCGGGCAAGTCGTGCAGGGCTACCCGAATCGCGTGGCCATGCCCAACGGCCCGTTCGTGCTCATTACCGGCACGACCAAAAAGCGGCTACGAACCAACGTCGATAATTTCGCCGGCACGAGCGAACCGGCGCCGGCCCCCGGCCCGGTCACGTCGGAGCAAGGGCAACAAATCGACGTGCAGCTTGATTGCTATGGCCCGCTGTCCTCGGATTGGTCGGATATTCTGACGACGCTCCTACGCGACAACGTCGGTTGTTTGGCGCTCGCGCCCGTCTGTCAGCCGCTTTACGCTGACGACCCAATCCGGGCGCCCCTCACGAATGCCGAGTTGCAATACGAGGACCGTTGGATAGTGCAGGCCCGGATACAGTACAACCCGGTCGTGACGACGGCCCAAACTTACGCAACCGTCGTCGGCCCCGTGGACATCAAGCCGGCAATTGTCTAATATGCTACTTGGCTCACACTTTTCAGGGTTCGCCCTGTGACGCACGTCTAGGACAAAATGACATGACAGCATCAATCCCGGCCTCCCGCTTTGCCCAAGTCATACCGGGCGTTCTCAGTGCCGGCGGCAACCCGCTTGCACTCAATTCCGTTTACATCACGTCCGACCCCTCGATACCGTATGGCACGGTTCAGGCGTTCGCGAGCGCGCCGGCTGTCTCGAATTGGTTTGGGCCGTCGGCGCCCGAGACGCTGTTGGCCAATGTTTATTTTGCCGGGTACATCGGTTGCTTGGCGCTGCCGGGCACGCTGTATTTCGCACAGTTCAATAGCGCGCCGATCGGCGCGTACCTCCGCGGCGGCAGCGTTGCGGATTTGACGCTTGCCGAACTGCAAGCGCTGTCGGGCTCGATTACTGTAACCATCAATGGTCAAGTGAACGTATCGGCGGCCATCAATCTGTCAGCCGCTACCAGTTTCACAAACGCCGCGACTCTTCTACAGGCGGGATTGCAGTCAGCAACGGCAATTTTCTCGGGCACGGCCTCACAGACGGCCGGCGTTGTCACCGTATCGGCAACGGCCTCGGGCTCCCTCGCGATCGGCGATACTCTCGCGGGTACCGGCGTCGAGGCGGGTTCTGTCATTGAATCGTTTGGAACGTATACCGTATTGGCCGGAACGGGAACGGTCAACGTATCCACGTCGGGAACTGTCGCGAGTGGTACGGCGACGGTCGCCGGCCTCGGGATTGTTTCATTCGATGCGTTGCGCGATGCGTTCGTAATCATGAGCCCGACGACCGGCGTTACCTCGACGATTGGATTTGGCGACTCGGGCGCGCTCAGCGAGGGCCTGAACCTGACGGCCGCGACCGGCGCGGTATTATCGCAGGGTGCGGCGGCGAATACGCCGGCCGGCGTCATGGCGCAGATTGTGAGCCAAACGCAGAATTGGGCAACGTTCTTGACTGTCACTGAACAGACGCTCAGCAACAAAGAGGCGTTCGCCGCGTGGGTACAAACCACGAATCAGCGCTATCTGTACGTCGGGCAGGATTCGAGCATACTGCCGACCGAAAGCCCGAACGCAACCGGGTCGTGGGGCAACATCAACGCCGCCGCGCAGAATACCGGCGTAATGCCCGTGTACGATCTTAGCGGGGGCCTTATTGCAGCCTTCCAGACGGCAATTGCGGCCTCGATAAATTTCAACCAACAGAACGGTCGGACCACGGCCGCTTTCCGCGGGCAAGCCGGCCTTGTGGCTCAAGTGACCGACGAGACGGTTTACGACAACCTCGTTGCCAACGGCTACAACTGTTATGCCTCGATCGCGACGGCGAACCAACAGTTTACGCAGAATCAGCCCGGCCAAATCTCGGGGCCGTTCCTGTGGTTCGATACGTACATCAATCAGATTTTCTTGAACAGTCAATTTCAATTGGCGCTCATGAATCTATTGGCGAGCGTGCCGGCCGTGCCGTACGTTACCCGCGGGTTCAACCTGATTCGCGCCGCGCTCCTCGGGCCGATCAAAGCCGGCTTGAACTTCGGCAGCATCGTCGCGGGCGTCCAATTGTCCTCGTCTCAATCGGCCGCGCTCAACAACGCGACCGGCGACACGAGCGCAACGGCGACCATTCAGAATACCGGATGGTACTTGCAAATTCTCGACCCGGGCGCGATCGTGCGCGGTGGCCGTGGTTCGCCCACAATCAATTTCTACTACACCGACGGCGGCAGCGTGCAGCAAATCACGATGTCCTCAGTTGATGTGATCTAACGCGGGAGCCTAAGACATGAGTTTCATTACCTCGGCAAACAGCGAATTTACCCTTACCATTCCGGGCGTATTTTCCGGGCCTGTCGTGTTGCAGGGCTACGCGGTTGACGACGCATTTGATACGGCCAATGTGAAACCGGCCGAGGCCAAACAGGGCGTTGACGGTCGCAAATCGTCGGGCTTTACCCCGTTCCTTACGATCATGAAAATTCACTTGATGCCGGATAGCCCGGCCATTGCGATTTTCGATCAATGGCTTGGCGCGCTCAAAGCGGCCCGGGATGATTTGCCGGCGTCCGAAGGTTCCATTTGGGCGCCCTCGCTCGGCAAGGCGTGGGCACTGTCAAACGGCACGTTGACCGAATCGTCTGTTGTCCCGAACGCTAAAAAGTTGTTCGAGGCGCAGGAATACGAAATAACGTGGGAAACCGCAGACGTGTCGAACGTTTAGAATTCTGCTTAAGTTAACGAGAATTCCCGCCACCACGGGAGGAGTTTAGAACATGCGGCGAACTGAAAAGTTGGTCATTCCGGGCACCCGTGGCGAAGCCATGGGCCAACGAGACAACGGCAAAACGTTCGTGCTTACCGAGATGGATGCATACACGGGGCAAGATTGGGCCTTACGGGCACTCCTCGCGTTGGCCGCCTCGGGCGTTAAGCTGCCCGACGGCGCCTTAGCGACAGGGTGGGCGGGCCTAGCAGGCTTCGGCGTGACGGCCCTCCTACAAGCCCCCTACGGCGCTTTGCGGCCCCTCCTCGACGAGATGCTAGGGCAGGCGAAGTATGCCCACGAACCGAACAACCCAAAGCACCCGCTGACGCCCATTGTTCCCGGGGTCAATTGCTGCGTCGAGGAAATCGGAACCTTTCTCAAGCTGCACGTTGCGCTCGTGAAACTTCACACGGGTTTTTCGCCAGGCGCCGAAGCCCCGACTACGGGCTAAGCCTGCCCGCGGGTCGTTCGGCCGGCCTTATCGATTACGCGAATTTGCCGCCCATGTGCGGTATGGTAATATCCAAGGGCAAGGCCACGCTGTACGAATTGCAGTCGGTGTACGGCGTCGGCGACTTGTTCAATCTGTGCGAGGTTATCGCCGTAGACGCCCATAACCGACGCGAATTGAGCAAGGAATCTTAGCCTGTGGCTACCGTCATTGACTCCCTAGTCGTGCTCCTCGGCCTCGACGCGTCCAACTACAAAAAGGGCCGTGAAACGGCCGAGAAAGAGACCGGCGAAACCGCGCGCAAGGCGCAGCAATCAGCCGACGCAATCACGAAGTCATTGGCCGAAGTAGGCCGCACAATCGCGGGCCTGTTCCTTGGGTTCGAGTCGGTCACAGGGTTGACCAAATGGCTTGGCGGATTGAATGCCGGCGAGGCCGCGTTGGGACGCACTGCCGCCAACATCGGCATGAGCGCGCACGAGTTGAACAAATGGGGCAGCGCTGCCCGACTTGCCGGCGGCGACGCGAGCGACGCACAGTCGGCATTCTCGAAACTGACAGAAGATTTTCAGACAATGTCTACCGGCGCCGGGCCGCCGTCGGCGTTGCTTGAATTGCTCCGCAACCGCGGCGTGAATATTCGCGACCAAAACGGCAACCTGCGAGACCAAGGCGAAATCTTAGAAGAGTTGGCCGACAAGACAGCGCAGTACGGCCGCCAATATCAAATCACAATGTTTAAGGCTGCGGGGTTGTCCGCGGGCGAGGCCAATTATTTAGCACAGTCTAAGCAGTTGCGCGAGGACCAATTGCGGCTCGCCGAGCAAAACAACAACGTCGATGCCGACAGCATAGCCAAGGCCCAAGCGCTGCAAGAATATTGGCGCAACATCGGCGAGCAAATCGAGGGCGTCGGACAAAAGATTTTGCAGGAAGTCACGCCCGCGATTACTGCCGCATTCACGCAAGCGTCTAAGCTCATGGGCGAATTCAAGGACACGGGCGGCCTCGACCGGATCGCGCAGGCCATGCGGGTAATCAGCGCCATTGCGGGCGCGATCGGCGACAGCATCAAATTTTGGGCCGGCGCCGTCAACGATTCGTTGATTGGCAAATACTTTAATTTCATGTTCAAGCTGTACGGCAAGGGCCTCGACTTGCTCGACCCGGGCGCGCCGACTGGCGCCGCAGCACCCGCCACAGTGGGCGGCGTTGCTACGCCTACCGTGCCACCTGACACGGGTATCACATACCGCAACCACAACCCCGGCAACCTGCGCCCGTACCGCGCGGGACAGCCCGTAGACTCGCGAGGCATTCGCACGTTCGGCAACGACGCCGAGGGCAAACAAGCTCTTGACGACGACCTACGCGCCAAGCTCAAAGAGGGTTTAAATACCATCTCAGCGATTATCACGAAGTACGCCCCGTCGTCCGAGAACGACACGACCGGATACATATCCGATGTTTCGCAGCGCTTGGGCAAGAATGCAAACGCGACGTTGAGCGAGGCCGACATACGACAGTTGGCGGCAGCGATAACCGCACACGAGGGCGCGCAAATCAAGACGGCGAAAGCTGCCGGCGGCAACACGACAACTGTGCAGGTTGATAAAATCGAGGTTCACTCGAATAGCGCCGACCCGCGAGCCGTGGCCGAACAAGTGCCGGGCGCGATACAGCGCAAATTCTCCGTTGCTCAAGCTGACACGGGGCAATCATGAGCGCGCAACTTATCGTGCAGGGCGCAGGGGCCGGGCTCGGAATCTCGATTACCGTGCCAACGCCGCCATTTCCGAATGTGCCGGCACTGCCCGGCGTTCCGCAGTTGGCCCGCTCGTTGCTGTTTGCAGCCACTACGCCGCCCATGTTGGGCTTTGCGGCCAACCCCGATGTACTTTGGCGTTCCACACAAACGAGCATCGTGTGGGGCGTATACGACGACAATAACAACCTCGTCGTGAATGCCGACAGCGTGCAGGATTTGGGATGGCGCAAGGAAAATCGCATGCCCAATTTCCCGATTCAATTGGGACAATTCGGCTCATACAACCGCGTAGGGCTGCCCGAGGAAACCTCCGTCATGCTGAGCAAGGGCAGCGCGAACGGCGAGGGCTTGGCCGCGCGTAGGGCGTTCTTGCAGCAAATCGACGCTATTGCCGACCAACAGAATATCAACCTGTACACGATACGCACGCCCGAAAAATCGTATTTCAATGCGAGCGTTACCCGAGCCGAGATGTCCCGGCGCGGGACGGCGAATGCCAACTATATCGATGTCGAACTGTATTTTATCGAGATTGCCCCCGTTGCCGCGCAGTACAGCACGGTAGCCACGCCGACGAACAACGCGAGCGTGCCGAGCGCGATACCTCCCACGAATCAGGGATTGAGCAACCCGCAAGTACCCGTGGGCAGCATTGCCAACCTTGCGCCTTGGTGGACATCGTAACATGCAGCAAATCCCCTTAAGCGCGGCCCCTTCGCAAACGCTGAGCATCGTCCTTGCCGGGCAAAGCTGCCAAATTGCCGTGTACCAAAAACAGCCAATCGTTGACGAGTACGGCGTTGCGGCCGGCTTGTTCTTTGACTTGATCGTGGGCGGCGTGCCTATTGCCAATGGCGTGCGCGCGTACGATCGAATGCCGCTACTCCTCGATCGGCAATACTTGGGATTCAGCGGCGACTTTTGGTTCGTGGATACGCTCGCGACCAATGGCGGGCCGCCCACGTTCAACGGGGCGCCGCCGTTTTATACCGGGCTCGGCACGCAATTCGTGTTGCTGTATCTGTCGGCGGCTGACTTGGCCGGAACCAATGACAAGTAATACTTTCACCGTCAAAAATCTGCGGGTCACATTCACGTTGACCAACAGCAACGCCGTGTTCCCGGGAACAAACGGCGCAAATCAATTGACGCTGCAAGGGCTGCGCATGTCCGCAGTAATCAAGGGCTCGGGCCTCCCGGCATTCCCCGAGGCATCGTTGCGAATCTATGGCATGGCGCAAGCAGACATGAACGCGTTGGCTATTGTCCAAGTTCAGGGCGGCAAGCCCGAATACTCGCGCAACACTGTGCAGATTGAGGCCGATAGCGGCAACGGATTTACGTTTGTATTCTCGGGGCAGATTTACCAGGCCGGCCCGGATTTCGAGAACTCCCCCGATGTATTTTTATTCGTTCATGCACAGTCGGCCGGGTTCGACCAATTGACCGCGGCGAACCCGACGGCCTACCCGGGCACGGCCAACGTTGCCGACATCGTGGCAAATCTCGCGTCGAAAATGTCCATGGCGTTCGAGAACGACGGCGTAACCGGCACGCTCACGAATGCGTATTACTCGGGCACGCTCGCCTCACAACTGCGCAAAGTGTGCCAAGACGCGAATATTTATTTCGCCATGGAAAACCAAAACTTGCTCGTCATATCACCGGCCGGCCAAGCGCGGCGGAACGTGCCGGCGTGGGTACTGACGCCAACGTCAGGTTTAGTAAATTATCCGCAGGTACTAGGAAATGGATACCTCAACGCTCGGTCAATTTTCAATCCCGCATTTCGGCAAAACGGGCCTGTAACGATTCAGGGCAGTATCGTTATGATTGACCCGCTATTGCCCAAGACGCTCAACAGCCAAGCCGACGGCAATTGGCTCATTGGTCCGCTGACGCACACGCTCGAATGCCAGAAACCCGGCGGCGCGTGGTTCACCGATATGAAGCTGTACCCGCCGAATGCGCCGCCCGCCGAGGGCTCGCCATGAATCCGGCCGTTGGCCAATCCAACCCATTCAGCGACGCAAGCGAATACAACTCGTTGGCTTTCATCATTGCGCGCGCGCTCGACGAAGTGCAAACCGTTTCGATTGCGCAGGTTAAAGCCGTGGATACCGACGCGCAAACGGTCGATATTCTCGTGTTGGTCAACCTCGTGACCGGCGCAGGGATTCAAGTCCCGCACGGGGTTATCTCGGGGCGGCCGTACTTTCGAGCGCAGGGTGGCACGAGCGGAATTATCCTCGACCCGGCTGTTGATGATATAGGCATTGTCGTATTTGGCTCGCGGGATTTGACCGCGGTCATATCATCCAAAGGCATCGCTAACCCGGGCAGCCAACGCAAGTTTTCGTGGTCGGACGGTATCTACCTCGGCGGCGTGCTCAATACAACACCGACGCAATACCTACAGTTTACGACAGGCGGTATTAATCTTGTTTCGCCTACGGCAATCACTCTTACGTCGCCTGACAACACTGTCAACGGCCCTTTGAATGTTACCGGACTTGCCACGTTTCAGGACGGCGGCGTAGTTGACGGTAACTTGATGGTCACTGCGACCGTGCTGGCATTGACGGTTTCAGCGACGAACGTGGATGCTACTAACCTTAATGTGTCCTCGGGAGGTTCCATATCCTTTCCGGCCGGCAGCCTGCCTAACTCCGTACTCGCAGCGTCGGGGGTAACAGCCGGCAGCTACACGAATGCCAACATAACGGTTGACGCGGCAGGCGTTATTACGGCAGCCGCAAGCGGCACAGGGGGCGGCGGGACGCTGTCTATTACCGATGGTGTGCATACTGTGACGGGTGTTACAGGGCTGACTGTCTCGGGGGGCACGGTCGGAGGTTCAACGCCCAATGCAACACTTACAATTGCCGCGAGCGGCGGCACAGTTACTAATGTAAGCATTCACAACTCTGACGGAAATCTAAGCGTCAGCGTGGCGACCCCTACCACTACGCCGGCCCTTGAGATTGATTTATCCTCAGCCTTTGCCGCCGCCCTCGCCGTAACGGCTGGATTGGCAGCAAGCGCCCTACAATCTATTTCGATTGCCACGGGCACGGGGTTGACGGGCGGCCCGCTCGGGGCCTCTGGTTCGACCGTGGCGTTAGGTAACACGGCAGTTACGGCGGGTACCTACGCAAATCCGATCGGCCTAACAGTGAACGCCCAAGGGCAAATAACGGCTATTGCTAGCGGCGGCGCATTTATGCCGGGCGCTTCGTGGGGCAGCGCCACGGGGTCGCCAATCACTCTAACCGGCATATTGCCCGTGCCCCGGCCTATTGGCGCCGCTTGCACAATCAAAGAGGTTTTGATACTGACGACAGGCGGCACCGGTAGCTGTACAATCGCCATTTGGAAAGCCAACTTAAGCGCGCATTATCCGCCCGTCATTGGCGACGATATTACGGGAGGTGTGCCGCCCGCAATCTCGGCAGGGGTTACCTACCGCAATAGTACGCTGTCGGGTTGGACAACGACGATTGCCCAAGACGACGTTTTATATTTTACGCTGACAGCCACGTCAACTTTTACGTCGGTGGCAATTTTCATAAGGTACGGATAAGCCATGGCGAATACTGCAACAACCAATACACCGTGTTCCATGCTCAATAGCGCGGGCTTCCAAGCGTGGATAACCGAGATGACAACGGAACTTACGGCCGTTGGTCTCACGCAAACGGCGGACACGGGACAAATCAATCCGGCCACGGTCGCATTGCCCGGCGCCATCAATACGGTTGCGGGTTACCAAATTTGGCGATTCAATGACACGCTACAAGCGACAAGCCCTATTTTCTTAAAGCTCGAATACGGGACCGGGGGTAGCATAACCTCGGTCCCGAATATTATTCTTAGCATTGGGCAAGGATCAAACGGCTCGGGAACTTTAACCGGCACAGTCACCACTCGCGCGTCGTGTACGGGTGGTAACGCGCTTAACAGTGCGGTTGCAAATGCGCCGTCTTTTTGGGTCTATAACCCGACGTATGGCGTACTTGCATGCGGGTGGAAATTCGGTATCAATAGCTCCAACGTTGTGTCAACGGTTCCGATGGCCGGGTTCATTATTGAGCGATCGTGCGACACGAACGGCAACGCCACGGGGGACGCTGCTATTGTTGTAACGCCTAGCATTTCATCGACCGGCAGCGCGATCGTAGGCGCGTGCGCTCAGATATTCTCATACTTGACCTCGGCGCTCACAACCCCGGCAACGCCGACCGCCGCGCTCAATGCGTGGTCGACTTTTTGGCCTATGAATCCGGCAAGTTCCGCCGTTGGGTCGAACAATCAAGTAATGCCGCGTTTTCATTTGACGCCTAATATTCAATTGAGCGGCACTAGCGGCGTGTGTCTCGCGTCAGAGTTTTCAATGGCTTCGACATTCGCGGCGGCGCTTATAGGGACGACATCGAAAACATATATAGCGCTCGGTAATTTTGTCGGCATCACACAGAATCAACTTGCTCAAACAGGCGGGCAACCCGTAGCAGGATATGTACTGTGGCAATAATCTCGAATCCGCCGAAATATTTTAGTAGTACGGGGCAAGCGAATTGCCAGGCGCCAATCGTAGCGCTTACAAGCGGTCACCCTGTTATTATTCCTTCGGGCCGAGTTGTCGTTGGATATCACACTAACCCACTCGTCACGCCTGCCAACGCCGTAGGGTCGCCCGTATGAGCGCGCCATTCACGACACTTTTGCTCGACGTTGGGACTTGGGACTTAGTCCTAGACGCCTATGGTAATATGGCCCTTGCTGCGGCTCCGTATGCGCTTGCGCAGGATGTGGCGAGCGCGTGCCGAACTGTGCTTGGCGAGGTTTATTATGACGTGCTATTGGGCGTCGATTACTTCGGGCAGATTTTCGGCCTCACTCCGCCCGCGACCGTGTTCCAAGAACAGTTCGTTGCGCAGGCTGAGCTTGTTCCGGGCGTCGTCACTGCGACGTGCATTATTGAATCCTACTCGGCAGTGACCCGCGGGGCGACGGGCCAAATTCAGTTTATCGATATCAATCACATTTCGCAGACAGTAGGCTTTTGACATGGCAAACACGACCAACGTACCCGCCCCTGAATTCACGCCGACCGGGCTTGTACTGCCGCAAGAGGCCGCGATTCTCGCCGGCATACAACAAGATTACAATGCGGCGTTCGGGGGCAATCTCAATCCTCAGTTGACGACGCCGCAAGGGCAACTGTGCTCCTCGACGACGGCAATAGTTGCGAATGCAAATACCGTTTTCGCCACGTTTGTCAACCAAGTAGACCCCGATACCGCGACCGGGTTTATGCAAGATGCTATAGGCCGTATTTATTTCTTGAATCGAAATCCTGCTATTCCTACTTCGGCCAATTTGCAATGCGTCGGTGCGTTCGGTACCCCGATACCCGTAGGCGCGCTCGCGCAAGATACGAGCGGCAATATTTATTCATGTACCCAAGCGGGCGTTATACCCGTGGGAGGTTCGGTTACGTTGGCATTCGCTAATGTCATCGCCGGCCCGACGGCCTGTCCCGCGAACACGGTTACAAAAATATACCAAGGCATCAACGGTTGGGAGTCGGTCAACAATTCCTCGCCCGGCACGATTGGCGCCAATGTGGAGTCACCCGCCGCGTTTGAGTTTCGCCGTCAAAATTCTGTAGGCAAGAACGCACAGGGTTCGATTCCTGCCATTTTCGCGGCATGTTTTACTGTTCCAAATGTCATTGACGTATTCGTTACCCAAAACAACACGGGCTCGGTTATCTCAGGTGGCATCAATGGCAACCCGAACTCAACGGGCTACCCGGTCGCGGCACATTCGGTATACGTGGCTGTGACCGGCGGAGCCGCGCAGGCCGTAGCTAATGCCATATGGGCGGCTACGAACATCGGAGCGGCATATCAGACGGCAACGGGTAGCGCAGGCGCGTCGCTTGTCTCAGAGACGGTAACGGACAACAGCGGATACAACATCCCGGTACCGGCGTATACGGTAAATTTTATTAATCCCGCATCAACGCCGGTATTCTTTGCGGTCACGCTTGCGGCGTCTGCCTTGTTGCCGGCCAATATCGTAACCCTCGTGCAACAAGCCGTCATTGCGCAATTCACGGGGCAATCGCAAGGCAGCTTACGCGAACGCATAGGCGCTCAGATATTGGCGTCTCGGTACTTCGGCCCTGTTCAATCGATCGGTAACGAAGTCTCGATACTAACGATTACGATTGGTTTCAATTCGTCGGTTGGCAGCGCTTCGCTGCAAATGGGCATTGATCAAGAACCAACTATTTCGATGGCCAACATTGCGGTAATAACATGAGTTGCGATCCGAACTTTGCCGACGTAAGTCTATTGCTTCATTGCGACGGGACGAACGGCAGCACGTCGTTTCCTGATTCGTCGGCGAACGCTTTTGCAATGACGCCGTCGGGAGTGACGGTTGATACGTCAGCCCCTGAGTTTGGCACAGGCGCCGCAAATTTCGGTAGTTCGTTTAATTCCAATACGATAACAACGCCGATTACTGGGGGCGGCCCGCTTGACATGCAGGCCGGCGATTTCACCGTCGAAGGTTGGGTAAAACTCGATTCAAGTGCGGTTAGCTGCTTACTCGTGTCGAGCAATACGACCGGCGCCATTCATGGCGGGTTTGAAGTTTCGGCAAACATCGGCGGCACAATAGACATAGGTATTTCCTTAGTCATAGCCGGGACACGATACGCAGTAGGAACAACCGCAATTACCGCGACGCCGGGCGTGTGGTATTCGTGGGCGGCAGTGCGCCAAGGAACGGAGGCAATGGCGTTTTTAAATGGCGTTGCTAGCCTTCCTGTAACGATACCCGTAGGCGCAATTACAAGTGACACGCATATTGTAGTGGGCGGCGTTGGTGGCCTCGGTTCAAGCATCGTCGGCGAAATGGATGAAATCCGCATTACAAAGGGGCTTGCGCGATATACCGGCAATTACACGCCGGCCGGCCCGTTCGGCGGAACATGCGCCGTTACCGTACCCAATGTTGTCGGTGAAGTCCTCGCAACGGCGGAATCAGATATTACGGCGGCGCTCTTGACTGTAGGTACTGTCACGACCGGAAATAGCCCGACAATTCCAGCCGGCAGCGTAGTAAGTCAATCGCCAATTGCAGGCGCAATTGCAATGCAGGGCGACCCCGTATCCCTTGTGAATTCGCTAGGACCGGCGCCTGTCGCAGTTCCTAATGTTGTTGGCTTGTCCCTCGCTGACGCCTCGGCGACTTTGCTTACGGTCGGATTTTTCACGGGTACAGTTACTCTCGCGACGAGTCTTACGGTTCCTGTCGGCGATATCATTAGCCAATCGCCGACGGCGGGAACTTTCGAGACACCAGGCACAAATGTCGATTTGGTCGAATCCGAAGGGCCTAGCGCGCTTTTGGTTCCTGACTTGACAAACTTGTCAGTGCCAGTAGCCGAAGCCCTACTAACGTCTATAGGGCTTGTTCTTGGTATTGTTTCAGAACAACCCGACGCAATTATTATAAAGGGCAACATCGACGCGCAGGGTACCGCGGCCGGCACGCCAGCTTCACCGGGCGACGCGGTCAACGTGACGATTTCTTCGGGGCTGCCGTCTCTTCTCGTCCCCGATCTATTCGGGCTGACACAATCGGACGCAGTCACGTTGCTGCAATCGCTCGGCCTCGTGGTTGGGGCAATCGGTACGGCGCCGTCAACCTTTCTGCCACCCGGCGAAGTCGAAACCCAAAACCCAAGCGCGGGCACGCCCGTTGCTGCGGGCTCTATCGTTAGCTTTGTCCTAGCGATTGCGCCGCCCGCCGTTGGTACTCTGTTCGACGTTGAGGCAACTGTCATTTCGCAATATGCGAACTCGCCGACGTTGTTGCAACTTGTCGCCAACATGAACCAATACGTTGACCAATCGGCCAACATGGCAAATTTCTATAACTACGTTTGGAATATTGACTCGGCTGTCGGTTTTGGCCTCGACATATGGGGCAAGATTGTAAACGTGTCGCGCTTGCTGCAAATCCCGAACACAACCGATTATGTCGGGTTCGACAACAGCGCGACGCCGCCGCCCGACTGGCAAACCATGGGCAGCACGCAAACAGTTGGTGGTCCCGTCGGTGGCGCCATGTACACGGGGCAGAATGCAACGACCGCGTATTTGTTACCTGACGACGCTTACCGGCAATTGATTCTAGCTAAAGCGTTCGCGAATATTTGCACCACGACCGCGCCAGCCATCAATCAGATTTTGCAAAACCTGTACGGGCCGGGCACAGCATGGGTACTCAACACGGGACCGATGGCCATTTCATACAATCTATCGTTCACGCCAACCGCGATTCAGCTTGCAATTCTAGAGCAATCGGGCGTGATTCCCACGCCGCCCGGCGTTTCTGTTACCATAAATACCGGCGTCTAGGTAGGGACTTGGTCACATGGCGAGCACGTTAGTTACCCCGTTGTTGATTTCTGAGCCGTTCGGCAGCGGCGCGGCCAACCCGACGTACATAAACTTGCCGATTCCCGTGCCGTCGCAGATTTCCACGACGGTCAACGCGGCCTCGTTCACAGATGGGTTCCCGCCTTCGACCATGACCCCCGAGGCGTCGGGCGGCCTGCCGTTCTTTGGGCAGGATATGAACGGTATTCTGTGGATGATTTCGGCATACTGCGCGAACTTCGCCGCGGGCGCACTGTCGCCTTATAATGCGACATTGTCCGGGTTGATTTCAGGGTATCCGGTTGGCGTCGTCCTCGTGAATGCCGACGGCAATGGCCTATGGGTCAATCAAGTTTCGGGCAACACGACCGACCCCGATACGGGCGGCGCGGGTTGGATGCCAACTGCCGGCGTTGGCGGGTTGAGTCTTACGGTTACTGGCAGTTCAAATGTTACCTTGACCGCGCTGCAAGCTGCGTTGCCCTTTATCTCGTTCGGCGGCGCGCTGTCTGGAAATATCAATGTCATATTTCCAGCGAACGAAGGACAGAGTTGGATTCTATCGAATGTCACGTCGGGTGCGTTCACGATTACCGCCAAGACTGCGAGCGGCACAGGGGTCGTGATTCCCGCAACGGGACTTGCCGCCCCCACGTCCGTCTATTGTGACGGGACGAATATTCAAAATACGGGCATATCAACGGCCGGCCTCGCGCCGATCAATTCGCCTGCCCTGACGGGTACGCCGACGGCGCCGACCGCGGCAGCCTCGACCAATACAACGCAGATTGCCACGACGGCCATGGTACAGGCCGCGATTACGGTCGCGCTGTCCCTATACGCGCGTCTCGCCTCGCCCACGTTCTCGGGTACGCCGGCCGCTCCGACCGCGGCGCAAGGTACGAATACCGCGCAGATTGCAACAACGGCGTTTGTGACGACGGCTGCGCCCGACTACCGCGCCGGTAATTTTACGTGCGTGAATGGAACGGTTACGGTGACGTTCTCGACGCCTTTGGCATTCGTGCCGATTGTCATGGTGCAATGGGCCTATACGTCGCCGGATACAGGTTTCATAGTTCCCGGCAGTATCACAACGAACGGATTTCAATACACCAACGGGAATAGCGGCACGTGCGGCTATCATGCGGTGAAACCACGATGAGCTATGCGGAATTAGACGAAAAATCGTTGATGCTCGGCGGCCACGAGGCGCGTTTGATCGCACTCGAAAAACAAGCCGCAGAGACAGGCGCCGACGTAAAGAAAATTCTAGCATTCGTCGAACGCTCGAAAGGTTCATGGAAAACGCTAGTGGGCCTCGGGACATTGGTCGCCGGCTTGGTCGAGGCCGGCCATTGGGTCGTTCAATTGTTCGGTAGCGGAACCCATGGCACTCATTGACTTTGTAAAGCTGCGCGAGGGCCGCGCCACAGACAACCATGACGGCACGGTTACCGCGTATTGGGATGTCGCCGGGCAAGTCTATACGATCGGGTACGGTACGACCGGCCCGGACATCGTCCAAGGACTCGTATGGACATATGCGCAGTGTGACGCCGCGTTACTCGCCAAGCTCACCCAAGCCCGGCAAGAACTCCTCGCCCTGACGCCGTCGAGCGTCGTGTGGCCAGCCGGCGCGCAGGATGCCCTAACGGATTTCGTCTACAACGAGGGCTCGGGCAATTATCAGGGCTCAACCGTCCGTAAATGCGTGGACAACGGCGATTGGGACGGAGTGCGCCGGCACTTACTCGATTGGGAGTTTGCCGGCGGCAAGCGCTTAGGCGGGCTCGTGACGCGCCGCGAGGGCGAGGCGGCTATGATCGGGACGCAGCCCGCGGTATAATCCGGGCTCCCTCAATAGGAGTTTCGACCATGTCCCCACAAAACCCATTCAACGACGTAAAGGCCGGCATCGAATCCGTTGCCGCCGAGGCCGTCAAAGTTGCGCCGGCTGTCGCTGCCGCCGTTGCTGATGTTCCGAAGGTTGCCGCAACCGTCACGGCTGACGTTGCCAAAGCCAAGGCCGATGTCGTCGCCGCCGATACCAAGTTGACCGCGTTTATCAAAGCGAACGCCGGCAAAATTGCCGTCGGTGTTCTCGTGGTCGCGGGCTTGCTGGTTTGGCATTTGATCTAAATGCATTTCATCGATTGGTACATAGCGTTACACGTCGGCATCGCTGAGCTTGCGTTGCTGACGTTGGCGTTTATGCACCCGCAACCCGAGATTGTCGGCGCCGTCTGTGTAGCACTGCCGGCAATACTCGGGTTGTATCACTGGTTCACCATTCGCGACGCAAAAACCCCGGACGCCCAACCATGACAGCCCTACTTAAGTTGATACCCGGTTCAGATATTTTCTACGCCACGGTAATCGGCCTACTCTTGATTGTCGGCGGCGGTGCGTGGGTTCACCACGACCACGTCGAGCAAGCCAAAGGCGCGGCCGTTGTCGTGGCGCAGGATACGAAACTTGCTACTGTGACCGAACAGCGCGACGCCGCGTTGGCCTCGAATGCATCTCATGATTTAGACGAAATTGGAGTGACTTACCATGCAAAAATTACTCTACCCGCTGTTGCTGATACTGGCATCGTGTGCCGCAACGCCGCCGTGCCGGCCATACGCGGTACAACTGCCACCGCCTCCGACAGTAGACCCGGCACTAATGCAGGCCCCGTGTTACCAAGCCGAGGGGACTTTGACCCTAGCGGGCCAACCCTTACAGCCTTGCAGCACGCTGACGACCAAGTAACGGGCCTTGAGGCAACCGTCGCGCGGCTCGAAAAGTACATTGCTGATTTGCAAGCCGCGAGCGCTAAGCCTCCCTAGTCGAGCTTGACGTATCGTTTGCCGCGCCATCCGCCGCTCGCCTTTATGGGCCACGCGGCGAACTCGGCGGGCACGTCGCACATGATGCGCTCAACCTCTTCAACCGACCCGAACCCCTCGGGCGCCTCGGTCACGGGCTCGTCATGGGTATGCATCACGACCGCGTAGCCGGCCGCCTCAAGCCGCAACATGCCACCCGCCATAATCATGCGGGCGACGTGCTGCACGGCATTCTCGAACAGAATGCCGCCGTACAGCTTCATACGAATCCAACCGATCGGCCCTTTCTTTTGGTTGGTGTTGAAACCCTCGAAACTTAACTCTAGCTCCCACGGTTGCGCATAGGGACGCGTCGAGGCGTACAGGCGCGGCCTGTGATATGTGAGCAACCCGCCGCCCGGGCACGCCATGTACAGCGCGTCGCCGTGCATCTGTAGCGTGATGGTCCGCGCAGCGTTGCCGTAAAATGCCTGCCCGGGATTCTGCACGGCTTTGATTGCCGCACCCTCAAGCCCGTACAGTTCCTCGTAAGGCGTCTTGTTCCAATCGAATGTATCGCGCGATTGGCCGCCCCACGTTTCCACGATGTTCGGAGACTTCGCACGCCATGCCAAGATACCGGCTTTAATTTCCTCGTCGGTCAAAAACTCGTCGGCGCCAAACCCTTTCCATGCTCCTATCCACCCGCCGAACTGCGACCCGAGCGCGCCGAATTTTCCCATTTTGTTGCGCATGGGATGATGCTTGCCGGTTCGCTTTTTGTGGTCGATAAATTCCTGTAGCGGTATGCCGGTAATCATCGACGCCGTGGCCTCGTAAATGAGCGCGTCGCCTCGATACACTTCTAAAATCCACTCCTCGCCCGCGAGGCCCGCGGCCACGACGTTCTCGATTCCAGTGTAGTCGGATGAAACAAAATCTTTGCCAGGGCTCGCAATGAACAACGAGCGCATGCAGTTGTTCACCGCTTCGAGCGCGTCGCCGTAGTACCACTCGACAAGCTCAAGCGTTCGCGTTGCGATGCGCGATAGGCATAGCTCAATTTCCGCAATCGTTTTAAAGCTGCCCTTGTACAAATTTTGCGGCTGCGGCCCGGCGCCCGTCCAACGGCCCGTGCGACTACCGTAGTACATATACAGCGAGTGCAGCCGATCGGCCGCGCTGCGCTGCGCGCGAATCGCAAACAGTTTCTTGACAGAGGCGGAGCCCAACGCCGAGCGGATTTCGAGCGCGCGATATGCCGGGCCGAATGTGCCCATGTCGCCTAGCCGCTCCTCGGCGTATTTCCTCAGACGGGCAAGCATTTCTTGCACGCTGTCGTCTGTCATATCGACCATGGGCACTTGCTGCGTACTGAGCCAATTTTGCAATTGCTCTAGTTCGCTGGCCTCGCCGACCGTGCCGCCTGTGATGCGCCACAACTCCGCGTTGTATTTGGCGTGCGCTTGCTCGACGATCGCAATGCAGTTCTCGACCGCGATCATATCGACCCGTATGCCGCGGTCGTTTATTTTTTGGTCGAGTAGCCATACATCAAGCTCGAACGGCGACAAATCGGGGCAGCGTATCGACGCCTCCGACTCCGATAAAATGTCGCCCTCGTTGTAGGCGTACAGCTTCGGGCCGTCCACGGGGTCGGCGTCGGGATAGTTCCACAACGCGGGGTTCGTTTTGGTCGGATTGCGCGGCTTGCTGAATTTATCAATGAGCCGCTTGCCGTCCTTGTGTTTGCCGTGCTCAATGCCGAGGACTTCGCCGAGCTTGTCGAGGCCGCCCGGGTACGCGTGGGCTCGGGCCTTGGCCATTGAACAGCGGAGTTGCGCGAGGCCGAGCGCCAGTGCTGGCCAGCCGAGTACGGGTACACAATGGTACGTCCATACGTTCCACTCGAATTCGCTGTTGTGCGCTTCGAGAATCTTGCCGGCGCGCACGTGCTCGAATAAATCCTCGGGCAGCGGGTCGCCCGGTTTCCAGCGACGGCGCCCGCGGCCGTCCTTTAGATCGTAGGCCAATGACAGCAACCCAAACGTCGGATGCTCGACGTAGGCACGCAAACAAACCGGGATGCCCTTAGCGTTGACGCCCTTTACCTTGGACCATTTGCGGCGCTCTTTGTCGTAGTTGTAGCCGGCGGCGCTTTTGGTTTCAAAGTCGAAATCAGCGTGGACAGTCGCCACGGCGAGGCCGGCGTAAAACTGTTGCCCGGCGTCGTACCCTAGGGAACCGTCAGCCATAATTTACTCGTGTCGAGCCCCGCGCGCCCGTTGGTGTTTGTCACCGAACTTTAAAGGGCTGTGCCATGTGGCGCGCGGGGCGGGACTCAAAACGGTATGCAATCTTCGGTACAGTCGGGCCATTCAGGGCTGCCGGCCCGGTAGTTTCCCGTAGCCGGCCCCCTCGACAAATGGCCCGAACAGCACATGCGCTCGCGCTCGTTCAGTCAGCCGGCGTAGCCGTCGGCCCGCATCTGTTCGAGCGTCCATCCCTGCGCCATGTAGGACGCGAACGCAATGCCCTTGTGCGGCGGCCGAGTGGCTGGCGCGGGAGGGGCTGCGGGAGCCGCGGAGGGTGGCGGAGGGGCGCCCACGGTTGGCGGTATGCCAACGATACCGGGGGCCGGCACGACGGCTGTAGGAGCCGCAGCGGGGGCGGGAGCGGCCGGCGGAGGGGCAGCGGCGCCCGGGGGAGGCGGGAGGGCCGCAGACGGCGCAGGCGCGGCGGCCGGCACTGCGGGAGGGGCAAAGCCCGCGGCGGGCACAGTGGACGCGCCAGAGGGCAGCGTGCCGCCGAATTTGCCCGTTACATCGACGCCGGCCGTTCGGATTTCCGGCAGGTAGGCGCGCAGGCCGACCGCGGCATGGTTAAGGTAAATACCGGGCGAGTTGCCCGTATTGCCGGCCATCGTGCCGACTACTTGAATCACATAGCCCGGAACGATGGCGTTGGCTCCCTCAAGCAATACCGGATGGTCAACGTCGCGCGCGTCGTAAATCTTCGGCGCGAACTGTGAGGAAAATTTCAGAATCCAACAGCCTTTGTGCCCTTCGCGGTCACACGGCGCAATCTTCGACTTGCTCTTTGGCGGGATGCGCGTCGAGTCGCCGTCTGTGATTTTCCACGAGAATTCGGGAGCCATGGCCGCCGACTTGTCGCCGCCCGGAAAGGCTGCGTGTGCAGTCGCCCAAGCCAATTGGCCCCAACCGGGTTCGTTCGCGAAATGGGCTTGCGTCTTGGGAACGGCTACGCCGAAATCATACATTACGTAGGATTTGCCGGCGTCGGCGCCCTTTTTGTAAATGAGGGGGTTGCCATCAAAGTCTGTGTCTCGGGGCTCGTACAGCGACCCCCAAACCATTTGGCCCGGCGGCGTAGTGAATTCAACTGCTTTACTTGTCATGTGCGCGAAACTCCGTCTTGGTGTGGTGTGGCCCTATCTCGCGCGCCGCCCCGTGTCGTAACGGTAGCCGTAGCAACGGCGCGCGAGAATCGGTACGCGGATATTACATCGATTCCGTTGGCGTTGCCGGCACGTTCGTCGGCAATGTCTCGGCAGTCGCGTCGGGTGCGAGCGCGGCGGCCGTCACTTCGATAGCTTCGGCCGGGGGCATTACCAATTCTTGCGCGGGGTCAACTACGCCAATCGGGGCGGGCGTTGCATCCTTTGCTGTCTCGTCGTTCGCGCTCGGGGCCGGGGGCTCTTTCTGCGGCGGCGCGGGCAACGGGGGCGTGCCGTACGTCAACACGTGCTTAATGACCCACATGGCGGCCTCGTCGATTCGTTGGTGCGCGAATTCGAGATGCTTGGTAAGCAGTGCGCGGCCTTCCAAATCCTTGTGTTCGAGCGTCCGCACGTACTCGTGCAGCGAATTGAACACAGCCCCAATCTGTGAGGCGGCAACTTGGCGCTCGGGCGTAATCGTCTGTTGGCCCGCAGTAGCGGCAATCGCGGGCGTCGGCGGGGCGGTAGGTGCGGTCGTCATGTCTTAAAACTCCAATTGTTGGTTAATATCGAGGGGTAGATTAGAAGCGACTGAC